CTTCCCCTGCCTTTAACGTCACTAATGACGTTTCAGGTAGCGGGAGGTGCCTGGTGGGTATTACTGAGGAACGCTAATGTTAAAAGCTTCACACGCAATAAAGAGTGCAATGTCGGACACGGAAGAGATTAATGGAACATCAAAAATTCCGAAGTGGCGCAGAAAACTGAATAGTAAGATAGGCAACATTCGATTTGATATAAATTATTCTGCGCCATTTTTGATGTTGAGTAATTTTCGATATGCTCTTTATAATATTATTTTTCGCGGTCACAACAAGGTCAAACTGACAAAATTTAGTGGCAAGACTTGGATTGAAACTGATACCCGATTATTCGAAGCCACATTTGAACTTCTCTGTGAATTCATCGAAAATCAAAAAGCTTGGATGGAAGTAATCTGTCAGCCGAAAAAGTATGACCGAGTGACTAAGTGGAAGTTGCGATATTTGCCTCGTAAGTGGAGAAAGCAACTTAGTAGACAACTCGCTATGGAATATCTTGACTGGGAAATCAATGAATGTGATCTCCCCCATCAAGCCGAGTCGGCAAGAAAACAAAAAGAACTCTACTTGTGGTATAATGATGTATACAACAAGTATAACGATCCGTGGGATATGCTCCCTGATCCACCTGGTAAACTGTTGGATTATACTCCATGTGATTGGGATGAGAGCGGTAATCCCACTATGTTTGAATTAAATCTTCATAAAGATGATCCCGCTTGGAACGAGTATCACGCGGCGTCACGCGCCGCAATGGCCGAAGAAAATCGTCGATATAAAGAAGCTACAGAGAAAGCTATTGAAGTATTACAAATTAGAGAGTCACTTTGGACCTGAGGATAACAATGTATACTATAGATACCGCGTTGGTGTATGGCTTATTTCCCTCCACGTGGAGGGAAATAACCTTATTTCCCTCCACAATTAGTCCTGAATTTCAGAATGCATATGAAGGTCGAGATAATGAAGTTAAGAAATATGTGTTGATTACTAATGATGGACGATACGTGTTTGTTGAAGGGGCACTATCCCCGGAGATGACTTATTATGGTCGAGCTCTAGTTGGTGATGGTCGAGGTGAATATGCTGAATTTAATGCTTATCGTCAGGGACAAGCAACCCCGAATATTCCGAATTGGGCAGATAATAAGGTGGATATTACCGAACAAGACGATCAAACAGAACTTCAATTTGACGAATTGTTTTTACGAACGAAAGAAGAAGAACGTGCCAATGGAGGCGATTGTGAGGATAGATGTCAGGGATGTGACTGTGAAGATGAAATTTGTGGGTGGGAAGATGTTACTGATGTTACGGAACGTGTCGAAAGTGCTGTTTATCGTGCCCGTGGAATTATGCGTCAACTTGAAGAAGTACTTGAGAATCATATCAACCGAAAGAGTGGAGAGGGTAATCCACTGGTAGTTCCAACCATCAGTGAAGCCGCCGCCGATCATTTATACAATCAAGTTTCCCAATTACACGATGATATTGCGGGTTTATTGAAACGGTAAACTTTCACTCAAAATGACTACTTATAGGAGAGTGCGCCTGACGGGCACTCTCTTCTTTTTTGACCTTTGGTAAAGGAGAAAACAATATGACATTTCTTACTCGTCACACCACGAAACGTGGTGTTCTTCCATCCGAATTATCAGCATTTCATTCTCTATTTGGTGAGTTTTTTGATGTAGATCCTACAAAGTTAGGAGTGGTTGATTTAGGATTTCCCAAGACCGATATCATCGAAAACGACACCGCATTTATTGTCGAACTGGGTCTTTCCGGTTGGAAGAAGAACGAACTTAGTGTAGAGATAGTCGGAGACAACCTTGTTGTTTCAGGCGAAGCATCAGCAGAAAAGCAGGAGGGGAAGTATCTTCGACGCGAACTAAAGCGATCTAAATTTTCCAAAACCATTCTGCTTGGTCAAAACCTTGACCGAGACAACATCGAGGCTAAGTATGAAGATGGTTTGCTCACCGTTACAGTTCCAAAACTCAAGAGGGGCATTTACGACCCTGTTAAGATCGAGATTAAGTAACCCAGACAATATGTTGAGATAAGGAGGTGATCGATATCGGTTACTTCGGATAATCTCAACACTTAACCAATGGAGAATGAAAAGGCCTGTAGATTCCAGTCTTCAGGCCTTTTTAATCATACTATGTTCAAATATGTAATTTTGTTTTCGGCATTTGTATTAGCAGGCTGTGCAGCATGGTTTTCGGTATCTGGTATTGCACAACTATTTGTTGGTGCTACCGCTGCGGCTGGAGTTATGGCGGCAGCCCTAGAAGTCGGAAAGGTTGTATCGGTTAGCTTTCTTTACAGATATTGGCAAGAAATTCCGCGAATTTTAAAGGTGTATATGTCCATTGGAACCTTGATTTTGATGTTAATAACATCGGTGGGCATCTACGGATATTTGACTTCTGCTTACGCGAAATCGGCAACAGATATCAAAGATAAAGAATTTCGTATTGTATTATACAAATCGCAAACATCAAATATTAATGAAAACATTGAACGACTTTCAAAGCGAGCCGATCAGTTAGTAAAATTACGCGAACAACAAGAAAATCGTGTTGATGAATTATTACGACTTGGTAGAGGAACTGCAACACAACAACAGATCATCAGAGAACAAGACCGGGAAATTGCCTCTTTACAAAAACAAATCAACGAACTTTCGGCACGCAAAGATTCTCTACAAACGCAAACGACAAAGACCGAAGGAGAGATTGGAACATCCGGGAAGTTAGGTACATTTTATTATGTAGCAAATTCAATTGGTGTACCGTTGGATACTGTAGTAAAATGGTTCACCCTTATTATTGTGTTTGTATTTGACCCTATGAGCATATCATTATTTTTAGCTTACAATTTAATTGTCAAGAAAAACACCTCAATAAATAATACTAAAAGTAGACAATTTAATTACCAAACTGCCACTTTTGACACAGATACTACTCCAATGAGCAAAAACGCTCAAGTTTCTGACTCTTTAAAACCCTCTATAACGCCCGATATTATAAGTCCTGAGTCTGACCCATACCAACACCCTAGTGATATACCTTATTACAGGAGAGAGGGTTTTGAGTGGGTTCCTGGGGGTGATTGGGAACGCGACCCCGAGGCATTGGCTTGGAAAAATCAAGTGGGATAAACCTTGACAATATTGTTGTTGTAATATACCTTACAGGTCGGAGGTATGTTATGCCAAATGTCGGATATTGCTGTATCAATTTATCTTTACAAAAGAAAAAAATCATGTATGCTCGTGACATGATTAAGAAAACTTTTGATGCTCGGGGCGTATCGTATGCTTCCGAGTTAGCATTGGCAAATACCAGAGACTTTATCAAAGTTTTGCAGTGGAATGCTGACCACAATATTACGGTATTTCGTATGGGTTCTGGTATCTTTCCGTGGGCCAATCACTATCAACTTACCGATTTGCCTGATTGGTCTGAAATTTGTGACAATCTTCAAACGGCCGGTGAAATTGCCCAACGCTCCGGCCAACGCATCACAGCACACCCCGATCATTTTGTTAAACTAGGTTCCGTGCGACCGGATGTTGTAGATAATTCCATCAATGAACTCGAGCTACAATCCTTTATTTTTGACCTTATGGGTTTGCCAGCATCACCCCATACGGCAATCAATATTCATGTTGGTATGAATTTCAGTGAAGAAACTGCCGACCGATGGGTTGCTTCCGCCCGCCGGTTGTCGCCCAATGCATTGTCTCGACTCGTTGTAGAAAACGACGACAAAGATACCGGTTTTTCCGTGGCGCAACTTGTTACCTACATTCATAATAGACTTGGTATTCCTGTTACTTTTGACTATTTTCATCATAACTTTCATTCGGACGAACTAGATCAAAAATCTGCATTTCATATGGCATATGCGACGTGGCCCAGTGATGTGACTCCGTTATTTCATTATAGTGAATCCAAAGCTGTCAACGAGTCTGTTGATTGCAATCCTCGTGCGCATGCTGATTATGTATTCAATCGTATTGAAGATTATGGTGTTCCGGTTGACATTGATTTGGAAGCAAAAATGAAAGATTTTGCATTGTTAAAATATCGAGAGTTATACGAAACTAAAAGTGGAGAAATGCATGAAGATTAGTTTTGCAATTTGTACACACAACGAAGGTGTGTATATTGCGTCATTATTGAATAAACTTGTAAAGTTTATAAATCGAGATATTGGCAGCGGCGTTGAGTATGAAATAGTAGTGGTTGATGATTTTTCTACAGACGAAGAAACTGTTCGTATATTGAACAATTTTAAAGATCATATTCGACTATTTCAACATGCACTCAACAAGAGTTATGATGAACATAAGAATTTTCTCAATTCTTGTTGTACCGGCGATTGGATTTTCAATATTGATGCTGATGAATTTGTGACCGAAGACTTTCTGGCATTTATTCCGCATTTGATTGATATGAATCCAGGCATAGAAGCATTTTGGGTGCCTCGTATCAATACGATAGATGGGCTGACAATCAAACATCTCCAGAAATGGGGATGGACCTTGACAAAATTTGAAGATCATCGTAGAATAAAGGTAATTGACCGAGATTCAGGCGAATATCAGTTATTGCGAGGTTTTGATTTTATTATTTCTGATGAAGACGGCGTGGTAACATATTATGAACCAATTGTTGCATGGCCTGATTATCAAATGAGACTATACAAAAATGATCCGAAAATTAAGTGGACAAAGCCGGTTCATGAACAGTTGGTCGGCTACGAACAATATGGTATGTTACCACAAGATCCAGATTTAGCGATTCGTCATTATAAGGACGTGGACCGACAAACCAAGCAAAACGAATTTTACGAAACGATTCAATAAGGAATACCAAAATGGTTACTCATGCCTTGACATACGATGATATTCAGTTGGTACCGTCTTACAGTAATATTGAATCTCGCGGACGCATCGACTTATCCACCCAGTTTACAAAAAACTATTATCTTGGTATTCCACTGGTGGCCTCTCCTATGGACACCGTATGTGCGTCTGATATGGCGATTGCTATGATGAGTTGTGGTGGAGTCGGAGTCATTCACCGATTCATGAGTATTCAAGAACAGGCCAGTCATGTATCTAAGGTAAATCAGTATGCTACATTCAATGGATTAACTGATGTTCCCGTTGCCGCAGCGGTTGGAGCCAACGGAGATTATCTGGAACGAGCGCAGGAGTTGACAAAAAACGGATGTAATGTTATACTAATAGATGTGGCACATGGGCACCACAAGTTTGTAAAGGATGCCATTGGTCACATCAAAGCCAATTTAAATGTAGATGTTATTGCAGGAAATATTGTTACTGGCGAAGCTACTATACATCTGATTGATTGGGGTGCAGACGCACTTCGGGTGGGAATCGGTGGGGGGTGTTTTACTCCCGAAATGCGGGTAGGAACTCGTAGTGGAATGAAACCCATTGTAGATGTTCAAATAGGTGATGTGGTATATACACATACAGGTGAACCAAAAGAAGTTATTCATAAATTTGAATATGACCGTGACGAAGAAATTATGATTATCAATGGGATTGAATGCACTAAAAACCACGAATTTTATGTGGTTCACAAGTCCCACGAACATCTAGTAACCGACGAAAATATTCATCAATACGCACGATGGACTTCAGCCGAAGAACTAACAGACGAATTTCTTCTTATAGAATTGTAACAAATCATAGTCACACAATTTTAAGCCGATTCGTCTGTGGGAAACTGAGATTTTAAATGGAACATTTGTAGATAAACTAAAAGAGGTTTTATGAAGCTGGTTAAAATAACATCCATCGAAAGGAAGCATTATGTTGGAAAGGTATACGACTTGACGGTTGAGGACAATCACTCATATAACATTGAAGGTATAGTCGTACATAATTCTTTATGCACCACCCGCGTCAAGACGGGATTTGGCGTTCCAAACGTCACTGCAATTTTAGAATGTGTAGAACATGCCAAGTCTTCAGGAATACCCATCATTGCTGATGGTGGTATTCGTACTAGTGGGGACATCGCCAAAGCACTAGCCGTGGGTGCAAAGTCTGTTATGTTGGGATCTCTACTCGCAGGAACAAAAGAATCACCAGGTAAAATTGTAGAGACTTCCAGAGGACTATTCAAGCGGTATCGTGGTGCCGCTTCACTTGAAACCAAGTCGGTCCACGGTCAGGCAGAACGTAATGTTGAAGGCGAATCTACGATGATTCCTTTCAAGGGTGGGGCAAACTTTGTCATTCAAGATTTGTTAGACGGAGTTCGTTCGGCCTGTTCATACGCAGGTGCGGAATCGTTGAAATCTTATGCGCCTCGATATGTTACTGTTACCAATGCTGGTATTACCGAAGCCAAACCACATTTACTACTATGAAAAATCAATTCGTTCGTCTGTGTTGCTTGTTATCAATTTTTGGATTGGCCACAATTGCAACTTACAAATATTCCCATAGAGAATCTATGTGGTGGACATGGTCTACGGGAATCGATACTGTTCCGTCACTGAGAATCGACGCGATTCCGCCACTATGGAAGACGGATCTATCTTCGTTTCCGCAAACTACCGAAAAGGTTGTTGTAAAACGACCAAAAATTCGCGGTGATATACGATCATTTCTTGCACACATGGGTAAGATTGAAGGACTGGGATCGTATAATACGATCAGTAAGAGCGGATATTTGGGATTGTATCAGTTTCATCCGAGAACTCTCCGGTTGATGGGAGTTACAGCATCTAAGGAAGAATTTTTAGAAAATCCAGAATTGCAAGATTCCGTTATGTTGATATGGATGCGAGACAATGCTCGGTCGTTACGAGGTCTTATCAAGAAGTATCATGGTGTAGAATATAATGGTGTATATGTCACAAAAGCCGGTATTTTAGCTGGCGCACACCTGGTGGGGCCGGGCGGAGTGCTGGCGTTTTTCTATCCAGAACAATATAATTTCAGAACTCATGATGGTAATGGTGTGCATGTTTCTGAATATATGAAGCGATTTGCTCACTATGATTTGAGAGGATTATAAATGGAAATAGGATTTTTCTGGGCAGTTGTACTTTTGTTATTAGTCGGTTTATCAATCGGATTAATATTGACATTACGACGCGCTCTAAATAAAATTGAACTATATGAAGTCAATGAACAAACTTATCTTGCTTTTAACGACCAATTAGAAACTCAATTACGAAATACTATTGAAGAAATGAGAAAGATTGATATTCGTGGATCTTTTGAAACAGATGATGAGGTCGGGTCTGTATTTGGACAACTAAAAGCGATGGTCGAGGCGTTGGAAGTGTTCAGACTGGAACAGACACCGGAAACTGATGCCAAAGGGTAAAAAGGGATCGGGTAGTAATAGAATCTATTGGCCTGAATATCTCGATCAAATTATAGACCAATACAATCAATCTTCGGATCCCGATGAACGGGAAAAGTTGTTTATCGAACATCTTGATTATCCATTGGACAAGATGGCAGAGAACATCATCAACAGATTTAAGTTTCCATACATCAATAACAGCTTTGAAGAAATTAAACAACAAGTTGTTAGTTTCTTAGTAATGAATCTCGACAAGTATAATTCATCAAAAGCAAAATCATTCTCATATTTTTCCGTTATTGCAAAGAACTATCTAATTCTTAATAATAACAACGAATACAAACAAGAAAAGCGAACGATATATTTGTCTGATGTGCATGATGATTTGCATTTACCAATTGAAGAAATAGTGGACCTGAAAGTCTCCTCGGACGAGGAACGCCAAGATTTTCGGGAGTTTGTGAATTTGATGATTACTTATTGGGATGCTAATATTCCAAGAGTTTTCAAGAAAAAGCGGGATGCGGATATTGCTTATGCAGTGATTGAACTATTCCGTAAAGCCGATAAAATTGAAAATTTTAATAAAAAAGCTCTCTATTTGATGATAAGAGAAATTACGGACTGTAGATCTAGTTACATTACCAAAGTTGTAAATAAAATGGGATCACATGTAATGAAACAACTCAACCAGTACCAGTCCGAAGGGGAAATCACAGAAGCAGAAAACAAGTTTTTCTCTTACACGGTCAAATAAAATAATAAATCTCCGAGCCCTCCTATTTATAGTATATAGGAGGGCTTTTTTTATGAAAGATACCGATGTATTTGAAGGCAAAGGATTTTCTGACCTTCTCAAGGACATTCACGATAACGCTTTAACCAAGCGTTCGACCATAAATGGTGTTATTACACAGCTTGTCGGCATGATGAAGACTCAGGATGATGCTATTGTACTCGCGCCTATCATCCGAGAATTTATAGATGTCGGCGTCAAAAACGATGACCAGGTCATTAAGGTTGCTACCATTGTACAACGCATGGTCACGGCGCAGTCTTATGCCGGAACGGCCGACGAAGTTTTGTTGAGTGATGCCGAGAAAGAACAACTTCTCAGAAACGCTGCGGAAATAGATGATCAGATTGTAAAAATTGAATCTAAGTTAGAGGTCCAGCGTGGACAGAATTCGTAATTTTACGGTAGCCGGAAACTATAATCCATTTCAACCCACCCCGCCCAGCGGGTTGGGATCGGCTGTTCAACATGATCAATTTGAAGAGGCCATTGTCACTGATGTCATTGTAAATAATGAACATCCTGACTATGCCAAAGACGGATATAATGTAGGCATGGTAAAGTTTCGACGCACTACTAGCAATGCGTTTAAACCGGAAGAACAACTGGACTGGGCGTATCCGATGTATGCAAATATCAGTCAATACCCTCTTATCGGTGAGATTGTATATGTGTTTCGGGGTTTGAATCGGTGGTATTACCTAATTAAATTTAATGTATCGAACCGAGTAACTGCCCAAGATTTGCCGGAACTTATTCCCGAAACAGGCCCTGGAGATATAGCATCTCAAAGATCTGATGACTACCGATCAACGGTTGCACCAAAAAAGGTCGGTTCTACCGGAAAACCGCCGCTAGGAGAGTATTTTCAGGATTTAGAAAAGGTATATCGCCTCAAGCACTTTGAAGGCGACTTCTTATTGGAAGGTCGGTCGGGCCAAACAGTTCGATTCGGAGCGGCTTGGTTGCGAGGCAAGGTCAACTCCACGGCCAGAGACAAAAAGATTCCGTGGCAATCCACAGAAAAAGACCAACAACCGAATCTACTTATTAGGGTGGGTCCAGATCCAGATGCGGTTAGAACCGTAGATACTATATTTGGACAAGTCATTGAGGACATTAATAAAGATGTTACCTCATGGTGGATGACCACAGACCAAATTGTTCCATTACGAGTTGAGTCAATAAAACCGACTAAGCATCCAATTCATCAAATTAGTATCCCGGATTATCCGAAACGGTTTGATGGAGCAGGAATTTACGCTAATACAGGTTTGGTAGTCATTAATGCCCGTCGGAGAGTCATTGTTGATACGAATGACGGCATTCATATGACAACAAAAGCAAATATTACAATGGATGCCGACCGAGATCATATTTCTTGGACTACCCGAGATAGAAATGACCGGGTTGTTCGGAATTATCGTGAAACGGTGGGTGGTAACATTGATAGATCGGCAATGGGAAATATTATTCAAATTGCCGGAAATACACAAACATTTTCGGCTCGAAGTATTAGTTTTTTGGGTTCCAAGATTCATATCGGCACTCAGTCGTCTACAAGTGAACCTTTGGTATTAGGAGCAACACTAAGACAGGCATTAGAAAAACTAATTCAAATCCTCGTTCTTGAACCGATTGTACAAACTACGGGTGTTCCTGGCAGTCCATCGCCGCAAAATCCTTCAAGAATTCAACAATTTTTACAGTGGAAACAACAATATCTTGGTGGTGAAAATAATGCAAGAATTCTAAGTCTTGATAATTTTACTACCAGAACCAACAGTCCTCCACAGCAAGCAAGAAATATCAGTCCATATCAAGAGGGATAACTAATGAAAAAAAGTGAATTTGACGCATTAATACAATCTGAAGTTGCTAAACAACTCAAGTCTGTTATTCCTAAAATGGTGAAACCTCTTGTACAGGAAGCCGTGGCTGGTGCTCTTGCTTCGTTATTGGCAGAAGGCATCGCTAAGGGTCCGCCGGCAAAAATGTCGTCTATTCTAAGGCCTGATATACCCCAAACCCGATCAATGCCTACTAAAACTGTTTCAAAAAAAACCAATGAAAATGTTGAAGCAGAACGTAAACGTATTCGTGATCGAATGAGATCTATACAAGAATCTCCATCTGTAATTGGTGTAGACTCATCAACATTTGGTGGCGGCCTTGTAGGTAATATTTTGGCAGAAACCGCGTCTTCTATGGTAAACAATTCCGAAGTAGAATCTATTCTCGACCACAGCGATGAATTACCTATAGACAGCGAAACTGTTACGGCTATTACTCGTGATTATTCTGCGTTAATGAAGCATATGCAACAAATGGGTAAACTTAATGGCTAATTTAGGTATCACACTTCCTTTAGAACGTGGTAACAACGGATATTTTGCTCAGGGTCGAGACATCCTTTCGCAAGTAAAGAGTAATCTAACTAATTTGATACTTACTAAAAAGGGAGAACGAGTTTTACAACCTGACTTTGGGTGTGATATTCATAGGGTTATTTTTGAACCTATCACAGATGATAATGTAGCCAATGTTCGTGGTACTATTGAGTCCGCTGTAAAAATATGGCTCCCATATGTGAATATTGAAGCTGTACAAATACAACGGGATGAAAATAGAAACTCAATATTTGCCACCATTACATTTTCCATCAATACTAGCGTAACTATCACTGATAGTATTACCCTCGTCTTCTAAGGAGAAGATCTGTGGCACTTAGACGAATTAACAAGTCATTTGCTCCGTCAAATAGAGATATCAAATATCTTAGCAAAACATTTCCTGAGTTTCGCCAGAATCTCATAGAATTTGCTAAGGTATATTTTCCTGATACCTATACGGATTTTAATGAAGCTTCTCCTGGTATGATGTTCATAGAAATGGCATCCTATGTAGGCGATGTATTAGGTTATTATATTGACACAAACTTCCGTGAAAATCTACTACAATATGCGGAAGAACGTGATAATATTATTTCAATGGCACAAGCATTTGGATATAAAACAAAGCCTGCTACGGCGGCAATTTGTGAAGTTGATTTATTTCAGTTATGTCCGGCAAAAGATATCACAGGCAACTATCAACCCGACGAAAGATTTTATTTGCGTCTCGCGCCCAATGCTGTGTTTTCATCGGACGAATTTACAAATGTGACATTTCGAACGATTCAAGAGCTTAATTTTGCTGATCCGAATGATCGCGAAATAACGGTATATGCTACCGATACTAATAATCGTCCATTAACATATCTGATCAGAAAGAAAGCCAAAGTAGTATCAGGTACTATTAAGACTTACACGAAATCATTTGGAAATCCAGAACGATTTACATCAATTGAACTTCCCGATGAAAAGGTACTTGATATAGTGTCTGTCACCGATTCAAATGGCAATCGTTGGTATGAAGTAGATTACTTGGCACAAGATTTAATATTTGAGGACGTTATTAACACGGCTGCTGCCAATAATACCGATTTTAGCGTTCCTCCTACATATTTGATTCGCATTCGTCGTACACCTCGACGGTTTGTAACACGATATACCGAAGATTTTAAGTTACAGATAAATTTTGGTTCTGGTGTAATTAATGACATGGACGACTCAATTAATCTTGAATCTAAGAAAATTGCTAATAGTGAATATGAAACGAATCTAGTTTCTACCTCACTTGATCCAAGTGATTTCTTATCGTCTCGGTCATATGGCTTGGCACCAAGTAACATAGATATGACGATAACATATACGGTCGGCGGCGGCATTGAATCAAATGTTCCATCAAACTCTATTAACCGAGTAGTTACGGTAGAACCTATAAATGATGTAAATGCATTTACGCCACAAGAACGTGCTTTGTGGAACGAAGTGGTTCGGTCTATTGCTGTAAATAATAGTGAGCCTGCCACTGGAGGTAAAGGCGAGGATACCATTGAAGAAATTCGTCAAAATGCCTTGGCGTTTTTTAATGCACAAAATCGATTGGTTACTGTAGAAGACTATATTGTTCGTGCATATGCCATGCCACCAAAATACGGCGGTGTATCAAAAGTATTTGTAACTCGCGATGAACAAATCAATAATATTTTGCGAGCAACACAAAATCAAGCAGAAATTATTCCTGATGGTATCTTTGTAGAGAATCGCCCAGGTCAAGGTATTATTAACATGTATGTGTTGGGTTACAATCAACAGAAGAAATTGACGCGATTGAATCCTGATACAAAAAAGAATCTTAAGACCTATCTTGATCAATATCGAATGTTAACTGATGAGGTACGTATTCTCGACGCATTTCCTGTTAATATTGGTGTGAGATTTAAAATTAGCGTATATAAAAACTACAATATGAATGAGGTATTGGCTCGATCTATCGACGCAGTAGCCAACTTTTTCAATATTGATAAATGGCAACTTAATCAGCCTATCATTCTCAGTGATTTGTATATGGAAATTGCATCTGTAGAGGGTGTACAAAGTGTACTTGGCGTGGATGTATTTAACCGATACAGATTCCGCGATGGTGCCGACTATGAAGATTACTTATATGATATCAAAGATGCAACACAAGGCGGTGTCATTTATCCGTCGTTAGATCCGTGTATTTTTGAAGTTCGTTATCCTGAAAAAGACATCATTGGTTCGGCGGTTCAGTAATGCGTATTCACTTTTCTCCTACACAAGACGCTTCGATATACGAAAAGTATAGTTGGAAAAATACAGGTCTTGATGAAATTCTTGAAGTTGGTAAGGACGAATCTGGAACGAAAAGGATTCGATCACTTATCATGTTTGATGTTTCAGAAATTTCAAGTAGTTTTGTAGAAGGTAATATTCCGCTTGATACAAAATTTGATCTTAATCTTTTTGTTGCTCGAGCCGACGATCTCAAGATTAACCAACAAATTTTTATTCAAGCCGTAAGTGAAAGTTGGGTGGAGGGAACGGGGTATTTCTATCAAAATACCAATGTTCCGTATACATCTAGCCGAGATCCAAGTGGCGGATATTTTGAAAATGATGGAACAACATGGAAATATCGTGAAAGTGGATCTACATGGTCAACAAGTGGTAGTATTGGAATTGGTGCTATTGTATCAAATTCCATTGCGTCTCCTGTGAAGGATCTATCAATTGATGTTACAAATTTAGTATTGGCGTGGGTGTCCGGCACAGTGCCAAATAACGGATTCTTGTTACGATTCGATACACAATCCGAAGCAGATACAAAGAACGCGGGTAACATTCGATTCTTTTCTAGAAATAGTCACACGATTCATCTACCAACTTTGTCGGCAAAATGGAACAGTCAAATATATTTGACTGGTTCAATGTCGGCATCAAATCCAAGTGATGTGGTTGTGCTCCCCCGCAATTTAAAACCAAAATACAAAATTGGCGAAACAGTACGAGTGACACTATCGGTGCGAGAACGATACCCTCAGAAGACATTTGATACTGTGTATTCTGCATACGCTGGAAATAATAGATTGCCGATAACATCATACTTTAGTATTGTAGACCAACAAAGTAATACTGTAGTAATTCCATTTGATGACTTTTCAAAAATTAGTTGTGATGGAACCGTTAATTTCTTTGATTTCAAAGTAAAATCCATGTATGCGGGAAGGTATTACAAGATATTGTTCAAAGTAGTAGATGGTGGATTTGAACATATTATTGATAATGGATACATCTTTACTGTAGAGAACGTCTAATGGGAATGGAAAATATTCAACTCAATAACATCACAGTAGCGTCGCCGAGTGAAGTAGATCGAATACGATATCCAGATCAGTTATTTACTGATGGTTATTTGAATGATCCCATTGAGTTTTCTCCTGATGATCGTTTTCGACAGAGAACACTCGTTCAACAATTGGATGTTTTGCCCGATCAAATTTTACGAGATTTTGCAGACTTTCTACAAGTTGACGCAAATAATAATAATGCACAATATTTTGCTATTAATTTGTATGCACCACGGTGGAATAGAGCACAATATGAACGTGTAATTAGTCCACAACGTAGAGCATTTACACAACTGGGTCAGCGCCGTGCCTAATCAACTAAATTTTCCAGATAAGTTACCTGACAAACTTATTCTTGAACGACCATCACGACTTGCTTCTGTTGATACTAGACAGTTCCAAACAGGAATAAAGCCGGTTCTTTTTGGTATTACTGAACGAGATGTTATTGAAATTTGGATTTATTTTCCCGATGGTAGAATTGCTGGCCACATCACATTGCCTGTATACGACCCGGCAATCCGACTATCTACTGCCTTGGATAATACCGGTGCATATGAATTCTTGAATATAGATTTTGGTGATGTCATTCGTCGCCTAGCTTTAGAACAAGGACGATATGGACTGGTTGTTAATATTTTTAGAAATGAAGTTGGTTCTGAAACAGGTGAAAAGCTCACATTAGAAGCTATTAGTGAAGATCGTACTGAACTGCGGTTAACTGCGGCGCGTCCAACTAATAGCATCATGCAAGAAATTTATGAATTTACTGTACCGTCTGTTCCTAAATTGATTGCACAAGGTTTGATAGATCAGACTTTTGGACAAAGTTTAGACGCACTTCCTGAAGAACAACTTGATTCTGACAAGGTATTACTAGACGCGGATATATTTATCAATGATACCTCTGCTCGTCTGAAGTATGCTAATGCAATGGTTGCCTATGAAATTATGACTATTACTGTATTAGATCGAGCATATCCTATTGTTCTAAATAAGATGGCAGAAGATAGACAAACTCGTAATATTAAAGAGATAGATCTTGAACGATATATGTCAGAAGCTATTCAAGAAGTAGTACGGGATATGCGAGACCGTGGTGAAATAGATAATAGATTTGAGGTCACATAATAATGGAACTAATACAAATATCAACACCACCAACACCGCCAACTCCACCGGAAGGGAGTCCAGCAACTAATTTAGCTGCTTGGGCACAGTATAGTATTGATTGGGCTAAATACACCGAAGATCTAGCAGTATTTCAACGAATGCAGCAAAATATTGGCCTCGTTATTTCTCCTTCGCAAATTGTACTTGGTGGTAGACCTGATATTCCTCCTGGTACGGGCGTGGAAGGGCCGTTCGGTAGTCGATTCAATGAAATTCATCAGCCCGTTCCGGGTATGCAAGGGTATAGTGACACACGCGGCCCCGATCAAATTGGCGCATGGGTTGATGCTAATACCGGTTTGTTACGGTTCGATAGACTTCCTGATGGGTCACGACTAGCAGGACGATTCCAAAATAGTAATGGCGGTCAATATAATGGATATTTTCCACCAATTAATAAAATTCTACCCCCGGATGATAAGGTTACTACGCCGGTGGGCACTAATCCAGTAGTCACCAATCCAGTTCTACCTGTTAACCCGCCGGTTATAATATCTCCGCCGGCACCAACACCACCACCGCCACCACCACCGACCGTTCGAACCATTAATCTTCGTGATTTGGTAACATTGTCGGCATATACAATTGATCGACAGTATATTAAAGGTACCTTGCGTGATATTCCAAAAGAAAAAATTCGGGTGAGCAATAATTCATCGGAAGTAGATATCACGGTGACTATGTTGGGTTTGGCCGGTGTATCTTTCAATCCACATACCTTTGATTTGCCTAAGGCGTCGAGTATTGATGTGGATGTATTGTTTGATCCTACTGTCATTGACTCATATCCTGAAGGAGTCAGTGCAGTAAATTGTGTTGTCAATTTGACGAGCAATTCAGCTATTTTTGATCCGTTACCACCACCACCTCCGACGCCGCCGGCAGCACCGCCGCAGCCGCAACCGTTGCCACCTGTATTGCCGCCGTTTACTCCAACGCCAATTACGCCAATCACACCTACACCTACACCGCCTACGCCAATTCAGGAAGATGGTTGGGTAGAACGTAGATATGGTCCATCACAATTGTCACAAGCCGGGATTCCTCGACCAATAAATGCAAATAGAAGTGTATTTGAATCTAGACAAATACAGCCAGAACTAGTACGAACTATTCCTGAAATTGCTTATGCTAATGGTGAACTCCCTGCCCCGTATTTTATTACATGGGAAAGATTAATCAATTTGCAACAAGGTCGTAGATACAAATTTGATGTTCGTACCGATGATGGTATGCGTGTATTTGTTGATGGTAGATTGGTATTGGATGCTTGGCGAGATCAACCACCTACTACATACACATTTTATGTAGATGGACTATCTGGACTGAGAAGTATTTTTATTGAATACTATAATGATCGTAGTATCGGTACAGCAACAGTAGAGTGGTCATTAGCAACGACGCCTTTTCCTATTCGTGACTTTCCACCGCCGCCACCAATAGACGTGCCACCGATTGAAATAATAAGTCCGCCGCCACCGAAAGAAAAACTACCGCCGGCGATTACACCGGTAACATCGTTTTGGGTAGACGGAACAGGCAAAGGTGGATTAACGCCGGGATTGCCTCCGGCGGGATGGGTACAAGATCCGTACGGCGGGGCTTGGTATCCTCCGGATCACCCATATGTTTTGAGAAATTTTGATCGTGACGTTTATTCGGTATTAAACACAAATCCGCCAACGGAAACGGTTTATCCTGTATTAAGTTTAGCTCCACCACCGCCACCACCGCCGCCACAGGTGTTTATAGTAGAAGAACCGGTGTTTTTCAATGATTTTTCTACCGGCGGTGATGTTAAATATGGAAACTCTAAAGGATTTACTCTTGAAGATCAATTTTTAATCTAATATGACACCGGAAGATTTTGGACCTATATACAGTAAGCAACTTGAGGAAGAACGTCAGCAATTGACGGTCAAATATGGGCAAAATTTCAAGCCTTTGTTTGATCCTAGTATCGGTACGTTTGTCCTTATCAACGCGGATAGAACTATTTCACAACCGTTTTATCCACGGGATAATCAAGTTGATAATCAGCTTGTGTCGTATCCTCCATATGAAGTAGCCGATCCTGTGCCGAAGGCTAACACGGCATCTCCAGGATATGGGGTGCTCCGCATCGAACACATTGGTTTACCTGAGGGATATAATCCTAATACGGTAATTGATGGTCAGATCGGTACAGGTCCACCAATTGAAAACTTTGATTATGTAGATCAAAATTTATTGGCACAATACCCACAAAATATTATAGATGATATTAACAGTGGATTTATACACTTGCCTAATAATGGAAAACAAACACTGGGCGGCAAAGGTTTACCGTATTTAATATATCCAAACGAACGTAATATTCAAGTGGAACTTCCTATGGGCGGACCATTGGAATTTGGATATCATATATCCACGGGTCCAGTTTCTACTCCATTTGGTGTTTTTCGGCCTTGGAAATGGGAAGGAACCTCAGGTGGTGGACAAGCACTGGTAAATCCACCCCCAGGATTACTTCACACGGTTCGTGTTTATTGGAGTAAAACAGATGAACCTCCGAGTCCAACTACACCACAGGATCCAACACCATTAGATCCGCCTATCAAAGTACCACCGATAATTGAACAAGAAATTCGACGAGTTCAGATTCTTCAGGCCGATGGATTACGCCCCCAGTTTATTCCATCTACCATGTCGCAACCACCGGCTACCGGTCAATTGCCAAATCCATTTGTGAAGTTGGTAAAACCGTTCGTGGATCCACAAAACACATTTCGTGCTCGTAACGTTGCGGAATTGTACAGTTTTTCTCCAAATGCTGCTAGTTACCAGTGGATTTATGAAGTAGGTAGGCCACCTTCTATTAAACCATTGCAATACAAGTTTAGAAATAATACAGTAAACGCAGTATTGCGGTTTCAGTTTTATTTACCTGAATGGGCAGAAACCGAATCACCTACGTTGATTGATATGGATCCTCAGTCAGAAATAGAGGTAACCATTCGATTTAAAGAATCTGATGCAAAAAATAAGAGTACTATGAATTCTAGAACATTTTCTCAAAAACTTGAGTGGTTTGTGTCTCCATTGAATGTTCGTGGTCCCATCTATGTATTAAGAAATCTACCTCCGTTGATTACTATTAATCCGTCTCCTAAACAAGATCCCCAGCTGAACTCTCCACAACCCCAGGTAGTATTACCGGTTGGAGGAAATTCAGTACAGGTTTTAGGCCCAAACGCAAAAATTTATGCACAAATTAATCCGCCGCGAGCATCAATGGTAGTTGGTGAACGCATGCCTATTCAGTTTGCAATTTATGCTGGTCCGCCGGATGTTACACCGAATGCAACAAATTCTAAACAGTTGTTGTTCCCGGTAAATGGTGTAATTTGGAAATCTTTGAATCAGAGTGTTGCTGTCATTGACAGTCCAAACGGATCGGTAGATGCTACATTAGTAGCAATTAATCCTGGTATTATTGAAATTAACGCAGAAATTGTAGCCCCGCCAACGAACATACCATTAGCAACATGGCAAAATGCATATAATAATGGCGTGGCCGGGGTAAATGTCTCCGCAAAGAAAACAATAAATAATTTTCAGGGTATTTTGGCCGGTGGTACTGTGAGAGTGGTAACCTCACGTTCGCAATTAAGATAATAGTATGGCAACTTTTTATACTCCAGAAGAGATTCGTCTCTTAAAAGAAAGTAATCGGATACCCGACAACGCCACATTGTTCACGGCGCCGGACGGTACCTTAATTTGGGCGCGGCCGGGAATTACGGCAGATCAGCTTGGTTTAAATAATAAACTGCCTGATGGCACGTATGATCGAAGCCGATACGCCATCAGCGGCGTATATCTGGTTGTACCTCCCCCGGCCCCGCCACCATCTATTCAAATTTTACCACCGGATTACACAGGTCCGGTGCCACCGATTCAATTACCTGATTACACCAATATTGCACCGCCACCGCCACCGGTGTCAAACGGGTCGCAATATCTCCAAATTCGAGTAGGCGTATATTCTCCTCCACGTCCTGCACAAATTAATATTATTGCGAATTTGGATGTATTCCCCGCAATTCCAACATTTAGTCCTGATAACATCAGTATAGATTGGGAACTTTTAATTCGTCCAATCCCAATTGCACTGACGAATTCAGTTATTGCTGCGGCTCGTCGTCTTCTTCAAAATAAGATTGCATCTTATTTTGATGAAGACCGAGTAGGAAAGACATTGTTGAATTTTGGTGAAGACTATCAAATGCCAATTGTGAATTGGCAGTATGACGAATCGGAACCAACGGGACGAACTATTCTTGTTAAAACATATCGCCCATTGCCAACCGATGCAGAAGTGTTTTCGGAACTCTGGATTGATCGAGAACTTTCGCCATCATTAATTGACCAGCTATATGTGGTCTTTATTCCCGGTGAAGGTCTTCGTGTATATTTGCGTCCACCAAATAGAAATATTAATGTGCGTGCGTTGGATGGTAACGAAATAAACAATGTTACATTGTCATCATTGTTTACTACGAGTTCGTTTGATGTGGCAAAGCCAAATGATCCAATCATCAACGAATGGTATGTTACATCTCTTGAAGGTGCTGAACTAAACATTGACTATACAAATTTTTCAAACTTTGTTTTCTATAGTTCTGCAAAAGCTCGTATACAAGCATTCAAGCAAAAATTGTTGACAATTGAAAATTACGATGCAGTCATTGCACAACAGTCGTCTAGTATTGCTACAATTACTACAGGACTAAGCGGATTTACTTCATCGGTATCATATCCCACTGTTCTTCGTATAGCACAACAGCGCGAAGAATTAATTCGTTCATTTGACGGATTTGAACGTCACCTATATTACGCATCCGGCAGTCAATATTCGTCATCATTTTCCGACATAGTTGACCAATTGTACTTTATGAAGCCATTTGAATGGCCAAAGGTCAATGGATCGGTAATTTCAGTAGCATCGGCAAGTAATGCAAATTTGTATCCTGTATTGGTGGGACCGGATGTATTGCCGGCGCCTGAAGACGGTGGGTTTGGCTTTGTCTCATGGCTTGATGCAATTGAATATATTGCTGAAGAATATGACCGTCAAAATCAAAATCGTTTGGTTAATAATCTTCCCGAATATCTTGTAAACGATCCGCGTTCACAAGACTTTATTAAATTTATGGATTTGGTTGGTCACCATTTTGATATCCTAAAAGCATATGCAGATGCTATGCCTGATATCTATGACCGAAACAGCAATCCGTTTGTTGGCTTGTCTATGGATATGATTTGGAGTGTTGCCGAATCAGTCGGCATCAGTTTACCTAATCAGTATGCCGTTAAAGCTCTGGTAGATTATACTATCGGAGAAATTGGTCAAGTTTCTCCAAAGATATATCGTCAAGTTGCTGCTGAGACATGGAAGCGCTTCTTGCATAATCACATTTACTTGGCAAAATCAAAGGGAACCAAGCAAGCACTTCGCGGATTATTGAATGCGTATGGCGTCCTACCAACTACGATTCAAATTCGTGAAACGGCTACGCCGTCATTTTACACCACGCAGTCATATGAAATTATTGAAGAACAAACTAATGCTCTTAAAATTCCAAGTGGTTCTTTCGTACAAATTCCGTGGAGCGGATCAGGACTAGAATTTATCACCACAGTACAGACGCGATTTGCCACAACGACGGCCACACGCAGTGTATTGTATAATGTAGATAAAAATTGGTCACTTCAACTCATTCCGGTGTCAAGAAGTTTTGGACGAGTTGCTTATGTTAGTGGAACTACCGTCGCCGCTACGTCATCGGTGTTTCCGGTTTACGATGGTACGTTTTATAGCACCACACTACAAAGAACAAATAATTCTATTAATTTGTGGGTACAGCAAACCGATGACGATGGTGATTTTACATATAATTCATATGTAACATCAAGCATTAATTCGGTGGGTATTTGGGGATCGGGTACAATTTTGTATTTGGGTTCGAGTGGAACCATACCTACGGCACAACCGTTTGCCGGATTGATTGATGAGTTCCGTATGTGGACGGAAGTATTGTCTCCTGATACAATAAATTTCCATACGAAGTATCCGGGACTGTATAATGGTAATACCGTATCATCGGCCCGTGACTCTTTGCCGGTACGACTCAGCTTCAATAAGCCAAGAAATCTCGGATCTGTCAATCCATTAAATCGTTTTGTTCTAAACGAAACGCCGTATATTCGCGCCGCCGGGCGATCCAATAGGCTGTTACAGTTTAGTGCATCGGCGTTTCCGAACGAAACCAGTTATCCAAACAGCATGGAAGTTATTACGCGAAATGTACTACGATTTGCTCCAAATGCTGGTGGCAGTCAGTATGTTACTAACAAAGTCACAATTGCAGATCCTCCGGTGTTTCGAACATTAAATGATGATTCGGGCTCAGGTATACCTGTATTGTCTCATAAAAAGAGTATGGTTACAATTGAACAAAAAGAAAATGCTGTTCAATCTAATAACATAATTGGTTTCTTCTTCTCCATCACCGATGCAATTAATGATAATATTATTCGTTCTGTTGGCAATGTAGATATACAAGATTACATTGGTGACCCGTCGAATTTGTATGAGGTTCGATACAAGGATCTTGATGAAATTAACAAATTGTACTGGTCAAACTATGCCTATAACTACAACTACAATAGTTTTGTGGAGTTTGTAGATACTTTATTGGCACCGCTGTTCAAACAGGCCGAACAGTTTGTGCCGGCACGAGCAAAACTATTAACTGGTATTGTTCTCGAACCACACATTTTGGAAAGAAACAAGATTCAATGGAAAAAAATTGATATCTCGGGGAAGGGTACGTTTGAGGAAAATGTCAACCCAACTCTTGAAGCCGATCCATTTACATCACAACCTAGTGTAATTCAAGCTTCTTATAATGTACAGACTGCAATTCTTGAACAACCTATCTCGTCAGAAGTTATTGTAGCTACCTACGATATATTTGATGCCCGATATGATATGTCGGAAACCGACCAACCCCGAACCGACTGGTTGACTTACGAGACAACATTTGAAGCGCAAGACGAAGAACCGATTCAAGCATCATTTGACACATTTGAAGCAACCAAGTATGGGTTGGATGGTATTGATGATTTGAATACTGATTTCTTCTATATCGACGATGCCATGTCGGTACTGAATTATCAAAACTTCTTATTACAGCGTTTTCGAGCCACAAGTATAGCACATATTCCGCCACAATATCAAGCAGCATTTATACAACTTTTAGTCACATATACACCGGGTTCCAACATTAGCATAAATACGGGATTAAATTCTGGAATTGGTGAAAATTTCTATGTAAGTCCAATAGAACCATATATTGATTTTTCCGATATCGGTGTAGTAAATTATTTTACACAGCGTGATGGTATTTTCTTGGTTGAGACACAGAAACAAGTTCGTGTAGGTGAAAATTCTTTAACTTCAGCAGGTATATGGAATAAAGGTTCTACTTATATTCCAGGACAGTATGTAACCCAATCAAATCAAGTCGGAGCGGCCGAATCGGGTAATGGATTTGAATATGTATGTATTACCCCACTTCGCAGCGGATCGTTTATTAGCTATAATCCGCCCTCTCTCGATACCGATAACTGGCGTCGGACTAAATATACGACGGTTCCGGCATATGATGTTCGAGTAGTGTCTAGGATAAATGGAAAGCTTGAATTAGTAAATTCTGGAAGTGGTTATACTCCATTTGTAGGTTATATAAACGAACATTATCGTTTCCGCCGAGACACTCGACTTGGTACACTTCGTAGAATTTGGTTGGGGTGTAAGCAAAGTGACGATACGACCTTTGACGGCGGTCCGGCAGTTGAAATTATTCCATCAGCGGGTGATATCTTGTTCGTATCTACGGGTGCAGAACCAGTACAACGCAGAAATGATAATGCCGGACCAATTCTTGATGTAAGATAATGAAAAAACCTACTATTTATGGTGGTAATCCTTTGAGGAGACTATAGCAATGGCATATCTTAACAATAGCACAATTACAGTAGACGCGATTTTAACAAAGAAGGGTCGTGAACTACTGTCCAAGGGTGCGGGGTTTCAGATTACGCAGTTTGCCCTCGCCGATGACGAGGTAGACTACGGACTCTATACGACGGCACACCCCCTTGGATCTAACTTTTACGGCAGTATCATTGAGAATATGCCGCTTGTAGAGGCATCACCAGACGAAACGCAGGTGATGCGATACAAGCTGGTAACTCTGCCTCGGGGAACAAAGCAAATTCCAATTATTTCACTTGGATTTGAAAACATTACCCTCACCGCTGGACAAGCAAACGCCATCCCCATTCGTCCTACAACGACGCAGGGACTCAATGGTGCCGGCTTTGGATACACCGCAATTCTTTACGACGCAGACGCGGCCGTCCTCGTTGGAACGGGATTGCCGGCCAACTTCAGAGCAACAGCTCCAGCAATTCTTGGTGATTCTACTACAGCAAATGCTGTGGTTGCACAAGGTGTTGAATTTACGCTCACGCCGAAGAATGTTCCATCACAGGTCACTACACAGTTGACCATTATCGGTAACCAGACCGGTGCCACAATCACCATTCCGGTTATCATCAAGCCTCGTCCAACGACGTAATAGATAGGAGAATAATATTATATGAGTGTCTATAAGCGTTTTGAACAGGACGATATAGTACCGGGCAATCCTACTGAAGTCACAGTGGGATTGTGGAGTGGTGATACAGGTAGCCTTTCATCGTTCTTTACTTCTTCTGCTCAGGCATCATCCTCGTTGAGCGGACAATATTATTGGGATGTGTATCAATCAAATCCCAATATTCCTTCAACAGTACCAATTCCCGAAGTACAATTTTCCGTAGCTTATGGTCATCGTACTGGTGGTGGTGCTCCAACATTGACTGACAGTGATATTGCTACATTGAGCACACGCGCCGTGTATTCACAATATCGTAACTTGTTACTTGACCCAAGTGATACACAATTTACATTTGGTAGTGTAAACAGTGATCAAATTTATGTTATCAATGTTGCACGTGCTCGATTGAGAGAGCGTATGGATCCAGGTAACTGGCTTTTGACGCTATCGGGTTCCAACGGCAGGCGATTTTTTATTGATAATAGTGGTCAAACACTTGACCCGACAGTTGGTAAAGCTGGTAATGTATTTACTGTAGTGTCCGGTAATTTGACCGGCCCGAGCGGATCTACTATTGCTGCGTCAACTTCTGTATGGGGAAATTTTGGATTGTTCTATCCAAGTCTCGGTGTTATCGTGCTCAATCCAGCGGCTATTGCTGGTACGGTAGGCTTCGTATCAGGATCATTCATCATTTCAGGTAGCCGACCATTTGCACCAAATACGGGTTCATCAAACGTACACCAGTATAACCATGTAGGCTTGTATAATTCAATTCGTTTGGGTGGAGATTTCCAGGCCCGTTCGTCCGAAACCATTTCAAGCACAAATTATTTTGTAAGAATTCGTAATAAGGACTTCAACTATAGCAATAATCCAACGTTCTTTGATGAAACAAATGGCAATTTGGCATTCAATACATTTATCAAGGATCCACAAGTGTATGTAACAACAATTGGTATGTATAATGACCAAAACGAACTTTTGGCCGTTGCAAAGTTGAGTCGTCCGACACTAAAGAGTTTTGACCGCGAACTGCTTGTACGTGTGCGTCTCGACTGGTAATAACTTCTGGTAGAAGTTAGTTTTGGACTGGCATCCTCGCTTCCAATTCAAATGTGTTACTAGAGAAAATTCATGAAGCCCATTACGTCTGATAACTACCTGATTCGTCCATTCAGAGCTCGTAAGGGTTGGAATGTCACTCATACATTTTTAAGCGTCAGTAATCCACCGCAAGTGTTTATTGACCTTGCGGTGGCTCCTCCGTCTACATGGGGTGAATTCAATACCGCATCAGAGGCGAAAAACTCAAGTGGTATATATCGGAGAACATTATATCGGTCGGTGCAGAATTTATTCTATGAAACCGGGTCTTCGGACTCAAGTTCCAGTGTAAGGTTTTTAAGGGCTCCACAAAACAAAGGATTTCAACCGATTGAATCGCAATTTTATGTTGTAAACATTCCGCAACAAGTATTCGGTGAAACAGTAAATCCAGGTACATTTAGAATTACCAGTCCGGTTTCTACGGCAAGTATATTTGACGATGGAATGGGTCGCTTGGTATCTTCAGAAAATATTCAAGGCGTTGTTGGTAACATATTCTATTCATTGGGCATTGCCGTTGTTGGACAATTCACTGGATCTTATAGTGGCAGTTTAGTTACGGATAAGGGACTGTTTTTAACGACCGGATCGCAAGTACAAGTTCAATTTGAAGGATTGCATACTATTTATGAGCATCAGATTATTTGCACGGCTGATCCCGGAGAATTCAATTTCTCGGTCAACCCTACAATGCGTTCTAAAGTTCTCAGTGGTAGCTTTTCTGGTGGTCCAACTTTCGTAACTCAAGAGGGTGAATCTGTCACCGATACTTTTTTTAGTGGAAGTCTTAGCCCGTATATTACGACGGTTGGTTTATACAATGATAAATTTGAACTTGTTGCAGTAGCCAAATTTCCACGCGCTATACGCCGAGTTCCGACAACGCAACAGACGGTTATTGTTCGATTTGACGCCTAATGGAGAACGCTGATGAGTCAGCTAGTTGATATTTATAACCGTTCCAAGAAGCTTCGCCCTGTGCAGGCTCGTGAAATCCCGGAGCGCACGGTTGACTTTTTTGACCGTCAGGGTGATTTCCAAGCGGGATGGACGAACAATCAAAAGAAGGGTGACCCGACTTCATGGACGGAAAAAGCTCTTGGTTATTATGACACCGAGCTTGCCGAGATGGTGATCCCGGAAAGTTTTATTCGTCACGAGGAGGGCATTCCATTAAATCAATGGAACCCAAAGAACAAATATTATGTTCCGGGCCGCTCACCAGGTGAAACGCAGATTGGTACGGGCAACAGATAATAAATGATTCTACTAAGCAAACTTCTCTTTGAAAACAGAGAAGAGAATGTCTTAGATTTTCTACGTAAAGTAGTCGCCAACAGCCCCTTCGCCGGAAAAGTCTTTCTGGCCGGAGGGGCCGTTTTTGTATATTACATTTATTTATAGGAGTCTGGGCCGTTATAATTGGAGACTCTCATATTTTATTTGAACGACGTGTTGATTCCGGAGTTATCCAGTGATCAAACTTAGATTATTAATTGAAAATAAAGAAATGTCGGTGTTAGACTATTTACGTAAAATAATAAAGGGTTCTCCGTAGGAATATGAACGACTTACGGGTAGTTTGGAATCAGACACCGATGTACTAAACAAGAAAATCGAGAATCCAGAAACCGGTAATGACATTTTAGTTAAAAGTGCTCTAAAATATGATGATGATCACCCTGCAAAAAAAGCAGCAATCAAAGTCATTAAAACAAAATAATCTGCCGACAATGTAACTATGAAAAATATAATTTTTTCCATTCTCGTACATGAGTGTCCGGATGTAGTTGAAGATCAAATTAAAAATATTCATTATTTTAATCCAAATTGTGAGATTGTACTACATTGTAATGAACAAATTGGCAAATTTGAATTTGATAATGCCATAACTAACCCCAATCGATATCCAACTCAGTGGGGACACTCAATGTTCGGTGTACATGTATCAAATTTTTTAACTGTACAAGATTATGAATTTGAATATATTTGCATGTTATCATCAAATGAATTATTTTTTAGAACCGGCGCATATGATTACATGAAACAATTTGATTGTGGTATACAGCAGACCGATAATTGTAGTCACCAATATGGTAGCCAATATGGTAGGGTTATGGAATTATCGGCACAGACGGGACTGCATCCATACACATCACAAATAGAAGGCGTATTTTTAAAAAAATCTATCATGTGTGATCTCATTCAAACATTAAAAAATTTAAACTTTGATTTTGAATTAATGTTACAGGCGTGTGAAGAAGAATCCATATTTCCCACCATGTTATCACCGAACCACATCTATAAAGGATTGCCAATTACATGGTGTGAATGGATTGGGGGATCACCGGCTACTATCGATATAGTAGATCAAATTATACGGGGTGAACCTGTATATGGTATGTATAATGTTGATTCTTTGTTTAGTATAAAACGAGTGTCTCGACAACTTGATGATCCATTGCGAGTGAGCATAAGAGAACGAAATAATTATTATAATTGTATCTTGTAGATTTTATTAGGAAATGCTATGCGAAAACACAAAGGGCCGACCAGAAAAAAGAAAGTCTCAGGTTGGGAGCTTAAGTTCATTGAGAAGCTCAAGACTGTTCATAAACGAAATGTAGAGGTCAAGGCTAAAAAGTTAATGCGAAAGACCTCGGCGGCCCTTACCGCTATGAAAAAGCGTTCCGCTGAAGCTGAAGTAGATTGCACTATTACGCTTGATGATATTCGTGAACTTACCCACGAAGCTTACGGAACCGAGTGTCGGTATACAGGTCGGTCGCTCACTATTGAAAACATTGTATATGACCACATTATCCCCATTTCCAGGGGAGGACCATCCACCAGAGAAAATATTCAAGTCATCTCCAGATTTGCCAACAATATGAAAGGCAGTCTTTCAGAAGAAGACTTTTTGATTTTACTAAAATGGCTAAAAAAATTGCCCGAACATTTGAGTAAAGAAGTTGCATTCAGATTAGCCGGTGGCCGACGTCGTTGATACTTGACTAAATTCACCTAATGGGTTATCTTGTATCATATGCAACATGAAATCATCTATCTACTCGACAATATTTTAGGACCACACAAGAGGCACGCCAACAGTGAATATTATTGGTTGTGCCCCTTTTGCCACCATCATAATCCAAAGTTAGCAATTAACTTGAATAAAGGTGCTTGGCATTGTTGGGTGTGTAATTCTTCGGGTCGAAGACTGCTTTCGCTGTTTAGAAAACTAGATTGTTCCAAAGAACAAATCGCCGAACTGTCAAGAATTTTACAGGAAGACATCCCGTTAGTTCATAATGATACGGTTGTAACGAATTTATCTCTTCCGAAAGAATATCATCCTCTGTATGAGCCACTCGCTCGCATTGATTATCGGCATGCTTTAAAGTATGTATTAGATCGAGGGTTGACTGCATCTGATATATTGCGATATCGTATTGGGTATTGTTTTGAGGGTCAATATCAAAATCGTATTATTGTTCCTTCATATGATGCAGACAACAAACTCAACTATTTTGTTGGTCGTAGTTTTTATGAAGATGGAATGAAGTATAAGAATCCACAAGTAAGCAAAAATACAGTAATATTCGAGAATAGCATCAATTGGGAATATCCTATTGTACTATGTGAAGGTGTGTATGATGCAATGGCAATTAAACGAAATGCCATTCCACTACTCGGCAAACAAATACCCACGCGGTTGATGTCTCGTATTATTGAATATAATGTTCGTGATATATATCTTGCGTTGGACACCGATGCTATTAAGTCTACGCTGGATCATGCACAGACGCTTTTGCAGAACGGCCGAAACGTATATATCGTATCGTTGACCGACAAAGACCCTTCAGAGATCGGGTTTTTGGAAATGACACAACTTATCAAAGATGCTAAGTTGCTTTCCTTCACTGACTTGGTGAAGCTACGGATACTTTCATGAGCGAAAAGTTTATAGTAAATACTAAGCTGAAGAATGTAAAAAATATCTTACACTTGGCAGACATTCATATTCGTCTGTTTAAAAGACATCAAGAATATGATCAAGTGTTTAAGACACTTTATGGTTTGCTTGATAATAGAGATTTACGAGAGTCGGTGATTGTGGTTGCAGGTGACATTGTTCACGCAAAGACCGATATGAGTCCAGAGATGGTACGAGTAGCATCAGACTTTTTGAAGTCGCTGGCCGATAAAACCGATACCATCATTATTGCTGGTAATCACGATCTCAATCTTGCAAATCCGCACCGTTTGGACGCGCTTACTCCTATTGTAGATAATCTTGGTCATGAAAGATTGCATTATCTACGAGAGTCAGGAGTGTATAGTTTCGCCGATGTTCAGTTTGCTGTGCATTCAATTATTGGTGATCCATCAGATTGGCCGTCGGTCGATGATATGGATAATAGACCAAAAATTGCACTGTATCATGCACCAGTAAACAAAGCACAGACCGATCTAGGATACCCAGTAACCAGCAAAGTCACAGTTGAGACTTTTAATGGTTATGATATGGTATTGCTCGGTGATATTCACAAGATGCAAATTCTTCAGCGGAAGGCCCCGGGAATACCCGAGATTGCTTATCCAGGTAGTTTGATACAACAGAACCACGGCGAGTCTCTTCAAAATCATGGGTTCTTTGTGTGGGATGTGTCGTCGTCGTCTATCGTGGAATATGTAGAAGTTCCAAACGATTATGGCTATTGTACTATTACAATAGATTCTAAGACCATGCCCGTAACTTCACACTTCCCCAAGAATGTTCGTCTTCGTATATTTGTGGACGATGTTGATGCCAGCTTTATCAAGAAGGCAATATCGGCAATTAGAAAAAAGCATAATGTCGTGGAACTCAGTGTAAACAAGTTGGTCAAGAAAACGGCACGGTCGTCTTCGGTGCAGAAGAGCGCCATTGATAATATCACGGATATCAGTCACCAGAATGGTATTATCAAGAAATATATTGAAGAACACTATCCAAATATTTCAACAGATGTGATTCAGAAAGTCTTGGATGTGAACACAAAAACCAATATGTTGATTGGTGATGAAGAACTTCCCAAGAATATTACTTGGCGTCCCATCCATCTCAAGTTTGACAACCTATTCTCGTATGGAGAAGGTAATGAAATTAAATTTGATGGTATGGAAGGATTATACGGCGTATTCAGTCCAAATGCCACCGGTAAGACCTCGGCATTTGACGCTATGTGTTTCGCTCTATACGACAAGACGCCTCGAGCCTTCAAGGGTAGTCACATTATGAATACTCGTCGTAACATTTTTTCATGTGAGCTAGAAATAGATATTGAGAACAAGCGTTATGTGATTGAACGAACCGGCACCAGAAAAAAGAACGGTGATGTGAAGGTAGATGTTAATTTTTATCGTAAAGACGATGATGACAAAATTACATCATTAAATGGGGAAGACCGACGCAATACCAATGCTAACATTCGTTCTTATGTAGGAACATATGAAGACTTTGTATTGACTACACTTTCTGTACAAAATCAAAATAGTTTGTTCATTGATACGGGTCAGAGTGATCGTAAAGAACTGCTCAGTCAGTTTATCGGTCTTACCATTTTTGACAGACTGTTTACGATAGCATCTGATGAAATTAAAGAGGTGGCCGGCGCACTAAAAACTTTCAAGAAAGATGATTTCACACAGAGGTTAGCAGACCTCCAACGCGATATTGATGTATACGAAGAAACGTGCAAAAAAAGTGAAACATCAATTACGAATATCAAAAACAAAGTCGAGGGCTGTATAACCGAGATCGAATTACTAAATAGCCAAAAATTACCGATTGATCCTGAACTGGCTAAACTCAAAAATATTAGTGATATAGAACAAGAATTACAAATAATACAAAATAAGCTTTCTCAACTCTCCACAAAAATTGTTCAAGTTGATCATATGATTGATCAGAGAAACGCCGTATTATTGCAACTGACCCAGGAGTTAAGCAATCTACCTGATATTACGAGTATTGAATCCATTATAGAAAAGCGAAACAAGTCAGAGAAGACATTGATCGCGCTCGACGGTAAAAGAAAGACTTTGCTGGTAGACATTCAAAACAAAAAGGAAAAGCTTGATAAGCTTAAAGAGCACGAATATGATCCGAACTGTGAATATTGCGTAAATAATGTGTTCGTAAAAGACGCTCAAAAAACGGCGTCAATTTTAGAACGGTTACATTCTGATCTCGAATCCGTTCTCGCGGATATACAAAACTGTTCGTCGTTTTTGGAAACAACCCAAGAGGCTGCAAAACAATATAATCAAATTACTCTATTAAAACAGCAAATTTCTGATGCACAACACAAGAGTTCACTGGCTCGGCTCGAACGAGAACAGTTAAGAACCGATCAGGCCAACTGCGATAGTGAACTCCATCGTAAGATGGATTTATACAAGAAGTATATGGCTAACAATACTTCTATTGAAAAAAACCGCTTATTAGAACGGGCCATAGAAGAACAAGTACAAACTCGGGCATCTTACCAGCGAGAGCTTAAATTATTGGAAGATGCGTATCAGAAGTCATATGCAGAACTGGCTGTATTAAAGCGTCAGCGCGACGATCTAAAGAGCCGTATTAAGGAAGCCGAGGAGCTTGAGGAGACATACGAAGCTTACGAAACCTATTTATCGGTAATTGGCCGAGATGGGCTTCCGTATCATCTCATTGCTACGGTAATCCCGGAACTACAAACCCAAGTCAACAATATTTTATCACAGATAGTTGAGTTCACGGTTGCATTGGAAGTGGACGGCAAGAACATCAATGGTAAGATTATTTATGACGACGACCGTACCTGGCCGCTGGAGCTGGCGTCGGGCATGGAAAAATTCATTAGTAGTTTGGCGATTCGGGTTGCTTTAATGTCAGTTAGTAATCTACCAAAATCCAACTTCCTCGTCATTGACGAGGGATTGGGTGTGCTTGACAGCGAAAATTTGTCATCTATGTTTATGATGTTCAATCTGCTGAAGACGCAATTTGACTTTATTATACTGATCAGTCACTTGGATGTGGTCCGAGATATTGCCGACAGTCTGATTGAAATCAAACGAGAGGATGGGTTCTCCTACATTTCCGTCTAATCTTGAAAATTGCCTATAAAAGTGATATTTATAGAAGTCTTCTTTTATTTTATACATCGATGCCACTAATCCCCAACAGAACATTTTTACAGGATCTTCAAAAATATCGAGTTTGGATTGAGGATACCGATAAAAATTCAATATATTTTAATATTTCAGAATTTCCTGATGTATTTACATCGGGAAAAAATGCGTTTTTAATTGACGGTACAAAGTGGTTGGTCAATTCCACCCAATTATTGATTGAAATTTTAGATGTCAACGGTAATCCCATATATACTCGGCCCATTAAAAATTATTTAGAGGGTCTTTCTCGTATTGTGTCGGTGGAAGTTTATGAAGATACGCCGCCCGGCCCGGCAACATTGATCATCTTGGGGCAGGTAGCACGTGATATAAACGGCGTTGTTCCTCCAGACGAATTTATTGGTGTATACAACGTTCGATGGTCGCGCAGTATTATTATTGATCCAACTAGATTACCCAATACTCGTATTAGAACCTATACCAAACCGACCATTCAAGTTAATGAACGGTTGGCTCCGTATAAGACGGCGGTGGCCGATCTCGTTGAGTATACCGGTGGCGGCAGTTTGTTAGCATATCCAATTATAGTTCCTCAAAGAGAGAAATCTGTATATTATGCGGTTCAATTACAAGATACAACGAATGAATTTAAATCGTCGGCCATAGGCAATGGTATTGTACAATTTAATTACAATGCACAATCATTCACAGGATCGGTCGTTGATGTATTGAATAAAAGTACCGCGATCATCTCTTCGTCATTGAATTTAACAAATTCGTTTGATCCAATCATCACCAACGATTATAAAATTTCGTATACCGGAAGTTCCGTTTTTGCGATTACCAATTATACTCGTTCATATGTGGATGTAGAATATCAAAATTTACAAACTTTCGCCGGACAAATATATCGGTCAAAGTTATATGTACGTTCAGTTGACGAATTCGATAATTCCGTCTATACATTGATTGATGATTCAGAGATAACGCCTAAAGATTTATTATTGTCTCGTCATGCGTCGAATGAATTGGTTTCGGCGGGGAAAACGACCAATCAACACATTGTTGATAGGCACTGGACATTTGGATCGTTTCTAGATACTACTTCGAATTATACCGGGAGTTCGTTACCATGACTCGACCTGTATTGCGTGATCGGGTTAAACAATTGTCAACATCTACCGGTTTGGGCAATTTTATATTGTCCGATTCGGTCAACAATTATTCAACATTTTTATCTGCTTATGGTACTAGCAGTAGAACATTTTATACCATTGTCAATGCTGATGCCAATCCGGCCGAATGGGAAACCGGTTACGGATATATTACATCCACGAGTGTCATATCATTAGTTCGTGAAGTGGTGTATAGGAGTACCAACAATAACGCCCCGGTAAATTTTTCGCCCGGGGTGAAATATGTGTTTTCCGGTCTTCCCGCAGACAAAACCGTTACATATGATTATGATGTATCAACTGTAACAATCACAGGTAGCTTGGTAGTATCGGGGTCTATGATCGTAACCGGGTCAATTACCGGGTCTGTTGTGTCGTCTTCGTTTAGTAGTACCGCGTCTACCGCTCGATCATCTTCATATGCCTTGACCGCAAGTTGGGCACCGGCACCAACGAACGTTGTTTCATCTTCATATGCCTTGACCTCAAGTTGGGCACCGGCACCAACGAACGTTGTTTCATCTTCATATGCCTTGACCGCAAGTTGGGCACGAACCGGCATTTCATCTTCATATGCCTTGACCGCAAGTTGGTCGCCGATACCTACAGTAATTTCTGGTTCGGTCACGGGTTCATTAACCGGGTCGGTGCGATTTTCCAATTATGAAGAACGAGTAATAAGTTCTTCACTTTCTGCAAATACTCTAAGTTTAGACCTATCGCTGGGCACGGTGTATGATGTAATAGTGAGCACCAGTATGTATGTGAATTTAACGGGGTTTCCCAGCAACTCGTTTGCTAAAAGCACAACTTTAATTTGTCGATATGATGGTCCCCGTACTGTTACATGGCACCCGTCCATTTTGTGGCCGGGAAATACCGCACCCTCGATTTCGTCGGTTTCAGGGGCCATTGATATTCTATCGTTTATAACCATTGTAAGCGGTAGTAGAACTTTTGGTGTTCTTAGTTTTAAGGGACAATAATTTATGATTCGAGATAGATTTTTTAGGGCATCCGTTGACAATCCTCCTTTCAAGATTTTCAGTTTTGGATATAATGGTTACGGTCAATTAGGTCTCAATGACACCACAGACCGCAGTTCTCCAGTCCAAGTAGGTTCACTAACAGATTGGAAAAGCATTTCTTGCGGTCAATCACATACCGTTGCAGTCAAAACCAATGGAACACTCTGGGCATGGGGACGCAATAACTACGGTCAATTAGGTCTCAACGACCTCACAAACCGCAGTTCACCAGTCCAAGTAGGTTCACTAACCAACTGGAAAAACGTTTCTTGTGGTGGTTTTCACACCCTTGCAATCAAAACCGATGGAACACTCTGGGCGTGGGGGTGGGATGACTTCGGTCAATTAGGTCTTGGTAACCTCGCAACCCGCAGTTCTCCAGTTCAAGTAGGGTCACTAACCGATTGGAAACAGGTTGCTGGTGGTTATTATCACACCGTTGCAGTCAAAACCGATGGAACACTCTGGACGTGGGGAAATAATACCTCCGGTCAACTAGGTCTCGGCGACACCACAAACCGCAGTTCACCAGTCCAAGTAGGTTCACTAACCAATTGGAAACAGGTTGCTGGTGGTTATTATCACACCGTTGCAGTCAAAACCGATGGAACACTCTGGACGTGGGGAGGTAATATACTAAGTGAATTAGGTCTAGGTGACACCACAAACCGCAGTTCACCGGTGCAAGTAGGTACACTAAGTAATTGGGCGCTTGCCGCCGGAAATCTTTATTACTCCGCCGCAGTCAAAACTGATGGAACACTCTGGACGTGGGGAAATAATACCTCCGGTCAATTAGGTCTCGGTAACACCGCAAGCCGCAATTCTCCAGTCCAAGTAGGCACACTAACCGATTGGAAAAACGTTTCTTGTGGCTATTCTCACACTTTGGCTCAAAAAACTGACGGTTCGCTATGGGCGTGGGGAGGTAACGACCTCGGTCAATTAGGTCTCGACGACACCACAAACCGCAGTTCACCGGTGCAATTGGGGTCACATGGCGGCACCGTTACAGATTTACCAAACAAACTAGGCGAGGCTCTTTCACTAATACTGAGAGTATAAACGACTATGCACCCACTCGATCAAGCGTTACAGTATAGTTTACATGGTGAATTTGACAAGGCTTACGCAATATTGCAATCGCTACCTACCGATGATTTACGAGCACAGTATAATTTAGGATTTTATAAAATTCGAAACGGTGATTTATTGGGTGGATTTGAATCATTAAATGTAGGTCGTTGGATACGGGTATTCGGATCGCCGCCGGCGTCAACAAAACCAATCTGGAAAGATGAACCCTTGCATGATCGACCATTACTATTTCATAGTGAGGGTGGACTTGGTGATCACATTATTAATGTTCGGTTCGCAAAATATTTTTACGATATGGGTGCCAAGGTGATTGTATCTACAGATCGTTCAATGTTTCCGGTTTTTCGACAACTTGAATTCATTCATCAATTAGTGGATGTCAACGGCGCTGCATATGTAGATCACGATTATTGGGTACCTGGAATGGCTGCCGCATATGTATTGGGGATGACATCGATTGATCCAACACCTTATATTCCCAGACTACACCAACAGCCACACACAAAATTTCGTATAGGACTTCGGTGGAGCGGCAGTCCCGAGTTTGAACATGAACAACATCGTCGATTTGATCCCACACCATTGTTTCAACTTGCAGAAATAAATAATGTGGAAGTGTATAGTTTTCAACGAGATGAAAACACCGAGTGTTTGCCTTCCACGATTACAGATCTTCAACATGAATTACATGATTGGTATGATACACAATGGTGGCTTAGTCAAATGGATGTAGTGGTGACGAGTTGTACGAGCGTGGCTCATATGAGTGCGGCGATGGGAATTGATACTCGAATTATCATCCCGTGTTTACCGTATTATATTTGGGCAAACGATTCCATTCGGTGGTATTCCAACACTACACTATACCAGCAGAAAACCTTTGGTGATTGGACATACCCTCTAAATCAAGTAGTTTCGGATGTCGCCCGCCTTTCTGAAAACTTTTCACATGTATACATGTCAAGTGACGAGGCCGTTGAATCACGCGAAAACAAGATTTTACAACTTTCCTAATAATATCTGAGTTTCTATAATGTTTTCATTACCGTTTAGTTTTGTACCGTTTTCTGATTTCGATGACAATGTTGGTGGAGATCTAAATCTTATTTATGACTCCACCTATGCCATTGATGCGGTACGATTGACCGGTGCTGACTATACCAATGCGAATACATCTACTCCGTTATATTTTTTTGGTCCCAGAAAGCCGTTAACATTCAATAAAGACGAAGAATACACCATTACATATAAACCCACACTCACGTCGTTTTCTGAGTATACGGTTGATAGCAAATTGGAAGTTTACTTGGTCGGCGATGCATTTCCCGAATCGAATTATTTGGGATATTTGCTCGACACATTTGTCGTAGACAAAACCAATCGATATAAAATTTATGAAGTTCAAAGTAAAAATTTAAAAATTAGTAGATCTGGTACCGCATATCTACGATTTGTGGTGTATTCAGGTATATGGAACATTTCAAATGTAAGTGTTACATCTGCCACTGCATATGGATTTAATCCAGCTACGGCGTTTTCATCAACGGTATTAAATAATAAACGGTTGGAAAATCTACAATTTAAGGTTGAACTATATGATTCAAACAACAACCTATTTCCTGTAGAACTTACGAGTGATATACAACCGTTCGATGGTGGCAATGTATTTATTCAAGGTAAAAATAACTATCTTGGCGGGACTATCACAGTAGGCGATGTATCTGACATCAACGGCATCACTTTAACAGCTCGAGGATTTACCGGATCTGCTGGTGTGGAAAGTGATGCACCGGCTATTTTCATTGGTGCCGGACATTTTAATAATGTGAACACGCCGTTCCTTGTTGGATCGTCCAGCATAGGGCCAGTATTCAGTTTAGGTAATCGTCTATCTTATAATTCACGAACCAATACACTCGTAATATCTGGTAATTTTGAAGTTGTTGGTGGTAATGCTACCCCACGTCCAATTCTAATGTTTAGTGATGTTTTATCAAATGTTAGTTTAACCGAATCTATTATTCGAGTAAATGCATCCGATCCACTAAATCAAGTTACGCCATCGGTACAAATTCGAAAATTTACAAATGCATCATTTGCACAGTTTATTTCCCAATCATTTACACAAAGTTTCTGGCGTATCATCAGAAGTAACTATCGAGATATTACAACCGTTGATTTTGTGGCGTTTTCACCAATACTTAATATCGTTCGGTTGCCGGCTTACAGTTCTGTATTAATTCCGCCAATTGTAGTTGACAACGCACGATTGGTGGTATATCCAACCGAGATGGTCAATAACGCAATACAATTTCATTATGAATCCGTTACTGGTAGTAACGTACAAAACGTATATTACATATTAACATCCAGTATATATAACATCACCTCGTCATTGGAAGGTCCGTATCAAATAGCAGCAGAGTTGTTACCGGCGAATAATTCTCCCACACCAATCGTTGTTAATAACAATTTTGTATTGCCTCGGGCAGATCATGATTATTTTTGTATATTTGAAACAAATTACAATGTAAATATTCCTGATGCTACTAAAATATCACAAACAATATTTGTTCCTAAAAAATTGATTGATCCGACCACGACAACAACCACGACGACCACGGCCGGACCAACCACGACGACAACAACAACCACCGGTGCGCCGACTACAACCACGACCACGACCACGGCTGCACCGACGACGACGACTACGACGACGACAACTTGTGCACCTGCCGGTACATTCTTATACTGTGTCGGTACTACGGGTGTATACGCGGATGGTTTCTGTGGGTTGCAGTTCGTTACAAATGATCCCGTATGTTCTGTGCCAACTACAACTACAACAACGACTTCTACAACAACGACTTCAACTACAACCACGACTACAGAAGCTGGAACGACAACCACGACTACATCACCACCAACAACGACTTCAACCACAACGACTTCAACTACAACGACTTCAACCACAACAACCACAACAAGTTGTCCGCCAGAAGGAACATTCTTATACTGCCTTGGCACGACCGCAGTTGTTGCCGATGGATTCTGCGGTGAAAATCTCTGTACGGATAGTTATTTGTGTGGCGGTAGTTTGTTTGGTTGTAATCAATAAGTTAACTTAAATTTCTTTACTCGGTTATTTTATGGACATAAATAAATTGCTAAATACAATACAAAATTCCTCTGATATACATTTAGTCGTAGTGTCGGCGGAAGGATGTGAACAATTCCAAGGTCAATTGTATACTAAAATAGCAGATACAATTGCTGAACACAATTTGTCTGATGTTCAATTATATCAAATTTGTTATGTAAATATTGAAAAACTATTTCCTCGACCTGCTACGCAAGTTGTATATTTTTTTAAACCCGGCGATACGACGCCGTGTTTTGCACGCGCACATTACAATGTAGAAAAACATTTATTAGATGACATTGATATTGTAAGACAAATGGCAAGCGGATCTTCGTATGAAGAAGCGGCCTTTAAAGATCGTGTGCACGAATTTACTAAAGTTCAAAATATGTTGGATTCTGAACATGATACCATGCATGTTATGCCATCAACATTTCAACGTGTTAGAAATTTTGCCAAGGAATTGTGGATTGCCAGTAAAGAATCATTACATGGACGACCGGTATTAACCGATGCAAACACCGCTTATACACGATTGCAAATTTGTGAATCATGTCCTTTTTACAAGAACAATGTGTGTAGCCGGTGTGGATGCGTAATGTCACTGAAGGTACACGTAACAACATCTAAGTGCCCGGAGGGTAAATGGTAATACGTTATATTTGCGCCCAACCAGCAACGCCATATTATACCTGGCAAGTTGAGGTCATGATTCACAATTTTATTAAAAATGGCATTAATCCGAATTATATGGATATTGTGTGTGGAATTACTGAGGAGGGGATTCCTGAAGCCTGGTCGCGGTTAGCAACGACATATAACTATGTCCGGTTTTTCTTCTATAGAGATATGCGGAAGAATATACAATACATCCCTGGCATTCGGCCTCACATATTAAAGCAACATTTTAAATCGCACCCAGAGCTGTCCAGTGATATAATTTTTTATCATGACTGTGACATGGTTTTTACTAAGCCCGTTGATTGGAATCAATTCGTCGATGGGCCGTTGTGGTATGCAAGTGATACAAGATTTTATATTGGTGCAGAATATATTAAAAGTAAAGGAATGGATGTATTCCAGGGGATGTGTGATATTGTTGGAATTGATCCATCAATACCTGAACAGTATGAATTACATTCTGGTGGCGCACAATATATTATGAAATCGGTAACATGGGAGTTTTGGGACAAAGTAGAACGAGATGCCGAGTCTCTCTATAGATTTTTTCTGCGCCACCTTGAAACACATCCAGAATCTCCGTCGTATCATCCAATTCAAAAATGGACCGCTGATATGTGGTCGGTATTATGGAATTGTTGGTATTTTGGTCATGTATTACATGTTGTGCCGGAACTGGAATTTGCGTGGGCCACACAAGGTATAGACAAGTGGCAAAGTTGTAATATATATCACAACGCCGGAGTCGTAAAAGAATATGAACATAAATATTTTTTTAAAGGTAATTACATAAATAAATTGCCATATGGAATAACCAATACGATTGATCCGGGGTTGGCATCACATTATTATGTGAATGAAATCATTGAAACGGCGAAAACCTCTTGCTTATATTCTGTCGTTCCATCCAATTAATGGGGGAGGAGGTATTTGGGGGTAATTCAGCATTGATGCTGAATTGGGAAACTACTTATTTTTAGTAGTTCCTCTTTCTTTTTGGGTGTCTTGTATGGACTTACTTGTTGAAGCAAATCGTCTGGCAGCCTATTTAGCCGTAGGATTAAAACAAACTCTTGTAGAGGATCGTTCGGAAAAGCGAATAATTGCCGCATATTCAGGTGAATTTCAACCATTTCACCAAGGCCACTATGAAGTATTTCAACGTCTTCAAAACAAATTTGGCAAAGACAATGTATATTTGATTACCGGCGAACAAGACGGAGATGATCCGGCTGAACCCATGTCATTCAAAGACAAGGAAGAAATTATCACGGAAATGTTTGGTATTTCCAAAGATAAAATTCAACAGGTTGAAAATCCATACATTCCCAAAGAGCTATTAGAGCGGTTTGATGCACAAACCACGGCATATGTCGCAATAGTAGATGAAGACGCCGCAGAACAACTTGAAAAAAGTGAATATTTTGAACATTATGCTGAAGACCGTCCTCTCAGAGGATACAGGCAAGCCGGTTATTTCCTAAGCGAACCCGAGGTTCGTATTAAAATTGGCAATCAAAATCTCTCCGATTCCCAACTCATTCAGATTCTTGGCTCCAAGCATACCAAGGACGAAGTAAAAAATCGTATTTTGAATAAGATGTTTCCAAAGAAGAACAGTAAAATATTTGATCTTGTGAAGAAAAAGGCGTCGTTGGGTGCAAAGAAACTTGACGGCTTTGAATTTTCAGATGCCACCGGCCAAGATAACAAGGAAACTGGTTTTGGAAAGACCGACGCCAAAGGACAAGACACAAAAACACCCGAAGTTATTGGTTCAAAAAATACGCCCATCATGCAGCGTAAGATCCGCAATCCGTTAACAGGCCGTGCTATTAAAATTCAATCAGCCCTCAAATATCCACGGTGGAAGCCTGTATACAAGATGGCAAACCAAGTTCTCAAGGCAGCAGGAATTGACCGTAAAGATCGTACTGACGATCCTGAGGTTAATCAACGGTATCGTAGACGTGCTCAAAGAATGAAGAAAGAAGATATTGCCAATGAATTGTCACAACAACTCACCGAGGAATTGTTGCAGATTGCTCGCACGGAGGGACTAAATTTAAACATTACAGGTTTAGGTGAAGTTACCCTTCGTCTTGAAAATGTTGACGCCGATTTTTTATTTGAAGGCGGTGCCGCAAAGCCTATAGTGGTCTACCCAGGCCGATTCCAACCGTTTCATGCCGGTCACTATTCGGTATATAAGAGTCTTGTTGACAAGTATGGTGCAGAAAATGTGTATATCGCAACTAGTAACAAGACCGATAATGAAAAGTCACCATTTAATTTTGACGAAAAGCAATTTATTATGTCGTCTATGTTTGGCATTCCAAAAGACAAGATTGTTCAAGTCAAGAATCCTTACGCACCAGAAGAAATTCTAAATAAGTTTCCAGAGGATACTCCGTTTATTACCGCGCTTAGTGAAAAAGATGCTCAACGTTTAACAGGCGGAAAATATTATCAAGAATTACCTGATGACCCATCTCAGATTAAGGGTGATTATAAAAACGTTGGATATTATATGATTGCACCTGAATTTCAACTTGATGTGGATGGACAAAATATTTCCGGTACCACAGTTCGTAATGTTCTAGGCGATCCAAACCGATCACCAGCAGATAAGAAACAGATGTTTACATCAATGTATGGTAAGTTTGACGCAGATGTGTTTAATCTAGTAACTTCAAAGATTGGTGAGATGAAGGCACGCGGCGAGGCTGACGCGGCTGCTAAAGCCAAGAAGTTGCCAGATCGAGAGGCAAAGACGGCGGCACTTGCACAAGCAAAGCTAGATGCACAGGCCGCCAGAGATGCATGGCAGTTACATAGTGCAAATCCTGTAGGTCGTAAGAATATTGAACGGGCTATGCGTTCAGCAGAACGCTCGCCCGGCGGCCAGCGTGAATTTGGTAAGCGTAAACCGGCTGCTCCAGAAAAATCAACCACACCTAAACAGCCTGAGAAAAAAGTCAGTGCTGGTTTTGATCCACAAATTTTGAATACCACTATCAGAAATCCAGAAACCGACAACGACATTCTTGTCAAGACGGCACTGGGGTATGATAAGACACATCCCGCCTACAAGGCAGCCGCACAAAAAATTAGAAGTGAAGCAAAGATGATTCTTGAAGGTGGTAATGCCGTATCAGTCAACAGCAAAATTCCCAATCAATTTGCACAATCTACGACTGACGCTGTAGCCAATAAACTCGGTCTAGGAAAATTAGATCGTGCATTGGTTGGTAGCACACACAAGCCACTTATGAATGATCTTGATGTAGCAATGGATTTTGATGCGGTCAAGCAAGCGATTGGATTTAGCGGAACCGATAAGAAGGAGTTCTTTACTCAACTAAAGTCTTACCTTGACGGCATGGGTATGGAAGTTCGAGTAAATCCCGGCTTCCAGCAGTTTAGTGTTGCTGCGCCGCTAGTGGATGATCAGGGCAAACAACAAAGTGCCGTAGACGCAGACGGTCAATCAACTGGTGAAGGTGGTGTGGTTCAACTAGACTTTATGATGGGCGACTTACCGTTTATGAAGCGATTTTTGACCAATGGTGACAAATCATCGCTGAGTCCCACATATAGAAACAACTTCATTAGGGATATACTTAGTAATTTGGTTGAAGATACCGATACCCCCGGCGTCAAGAAACGCTACATTATCAACTACCGTAATGGTATTTATGAGGAGACATTTACAGAGAACGCAAAGGGTAAGCGTGAAACTGTGACCAAGGAAAAGGTATCAAATGATGTTAATTTCCTTGCCAAGATTATGTTTGGTGAGAATTCATCGTTTGATGAAATTGATACCTTTGAAAAATTAGCAAAACGAGTCATACAGCCCGATGTAAAGTTCCGTGATAAGTTGCCGGCAATAGTGGATCAGTTCAAGACCGGAATTACCAAGATGAAAAAGGAACTACCAGCAGGCATCCCAGATACCGGCGATGCAGCAGACGCTGTGGAAAAGTCTGTCGCACCATCATCAGACAAAAAGGTCCGTGCTGGTTTTGATCCACAAATTCTCAATACCAAGATCAGGAATCCAGAAACCGATAATGACATCTTGGTCAAGACAGCATTAAAATACGACAAAACCCACCCTGCATATAAGGCAGCCGAAAAGGTTGTAAGGAATAGCAAAAAATGAGCGATGTAAACCAAAGAGTTGAAGCGTTACGCAACAAGCTAGCCAGCAAAGTTCAGAAATTTGATAGACCAATTGTAGGATGGCGTCCAGAGGTTGAACCCACTCGTAAAGAAGGCGAAAAGTGGTTTGATGTTGAAGGCAAGGAGTGGACTGTAAAGAACGGCATCAAGCAGTCTATTACGAAACTACAAGACGCCAAGACACCGTGGTGGTGTCCAAAGTGTAACAAATCAATGAGTCATAGATTTGATGATAAGTTCTATCGTATTTATAATCAATGCTATGACTGCACTATTGAAGAACATACCAAAATGAAATTGGATGGTACATGGGAAGAGTTTGAACGTACTATGGTTCGTAGAAATGAGATGGCGTGGTTGCGAGATCACATTGAAGAATGCAAAGACTATATTCGCACATTTAGAACTCCACAGGTACATTTTCAAAATGGTGAATGGGAAGAATTAGCAAGCATTAAACAATTTACTCAGTTATTTGAACAAATTCAAGCAGATATTAAGTTCTGTGAAGGCCGTCTTGCCGTATTACAACAAGAAGAACAGGAACAAACGGAGATATCAAATGGCGAAAGAGTTGAAGATACAAATAGAGGATAAAGGCGGACTTCTTCGTTTTAAAACTTTGTTTTATGGTGTTTTGATTGTTATAGGCTTAACACTGGCAGTAGTTATTGCGTTTAATCTTGGTCGAGATGATGGTTTAACCACATATCGTAAAGAATTCAAGACATATCAAAATACCGTTGTAGTTCCAACATTGGCATTATCAGATAGTCTAAAGAAAAAAGTAAACAGTTTGTTAGTTATTGCTGATTCTACAAAAACTGTTGCGGAATCTTTGACTGTAAAAATTAATGGGATGCAACGTAACAATACCTTATTACGTGTGCAGAATGCAAAGTTATCAGATAGTTTAAAATCTATTCCGTTGCCTCCAGAGTGTGATGCATATAAAGATTTAGTAGTTTCGCTGGAAACTGAAGTAGACAGTTTACACGCTACTGTAAATACTCTTGAAAAACGCGATACGCTTCGATTGGTTGAAATTAACAATCTTCGTATAGGATTGTCGTTTCAAACTACCCGATCAGACAGTTTACAGAAAGTTGTAATTAACTTTCCAAAACCACCAAAACCCCGAAAACTGCTTGGTATTGAGTTGTCCAATAGAACAATGTTTGTTGCGGGGATCGTTGTCGGTGCCACGGCAGTTGGAGTTGTTAAATGAATACAAATTTTAAAGATCTGATCCGCAAAGAATACCAGAAATGTGCGAAAGACCCCGTATACTTTATGAAGAAGTATTGTTATATTCAACATCCGATTAAAGGTCGGTTGTTGTTTAATCTCTATGACTATCAGGAGCAATGTCTTTCCACGTTTGAAGAAAAGAAATATACTATTATATTGAAAGGCCGACAGATTGGTCTTTCTACCGTAGTTGCGTGTTATGGTTTGTGGATGATGATCTTTCACAAAGACAAGAATGTTCTTGTTATTGCTACTAAACAAGAAACCGCTAAGAACCTAATTACCAAGGTTAGATTTGCGTTTGATAATTTGCCTCCGTGGCTGCAAGTGCCTTGTATTGAAAACAACAAACTCAGCCTTAGATTTAAGAATGGTTCACAAATTAAAGCTAGCTCAAGTTCAATAGATGCCGGTCGTTCCGAAGCTGTATCCTTACTCGTGTTCGACGAAGCAGCCTTCATTAAAAATATCGAGGAAATTTGGACGGCTGCTCAGGCTACACTATCTACGGGTGGTAAAGCCATTCTTATTTCTACGCCAAACGGTATTGGTAACTTTTTTTTCAAGAAGTATACAGAAGCCGAAGAATTTAAAGATCGCTCAAGAGATGGGGTATTTTATCCCATTAAACTTGATTGGCGTGTTCACCCAGAAAGAACCCAAGCATGGCGCGACGAACAAGAGAACATTCTTGGACCACAAAAGGCTCGTCAAGAATATGATGCCGAGTTCTTGGGTTCTGGGAATACCGTTATTGATGGCGATGTCATTGAATTTCATCGGGTTACTAATGTTCGCGATCCCGAGATGAAACGTGGACCGGGCGGCGATCTTTGGGTTTGGGAAACGGTAAATTATAATAAGAGTTACATTGTTGTAGCCGACGTGGCACGAGGCGAAAATAGCGAAATCGGTGACTATAGTGCAGCCCATGTTATTGATGCAGAGACGTGTGCGCAGGTCGCAGAGTATCGCGGTCGCATTAATACTACAGAATATGGTCATATGTTGGTGGCGATTGCTACCGAATACAATGATGCATTGTTGGTCATTGAAAATAGCAATATTGGATGGGCTACTATTCAAACTGCCATCGACCGTGGATACAAGAATTTATTCTACATGACCGAAGACATCAAGTATCTTGATCCCAATGAAATTCCAAGTAATAAGTTGTATCGTCAACAAAAAAATGCTATTGCTGGATTTACGACTTCTGCTCGAACTCGTCCGCTCATTATTTCTAAGCTTGACGAATATATGCGAAATAATTCTGTAACCATTCGTTCTCAACGCACAATTGACGAATTGATGACTTTTGTGTGGGAAAACGGCAAGGCACAGGCCGCCGAGGGATATCACGATGATTTGATTATGGCATTATCCATTGGTTTGTGGGTAAGAGACACTGCTCTACAGATTCACAGCACTAATATGCAATATACAAGATTGGCACTTGATAAGATCACTAAAGTCAGTGGAGTAGACGCGGTATATACTCCCGACCGTGGACCATCCAACCCAGGCGTAACGCTCAATCGTTATACTAGACCGGCTAACAGTGATATGCCTATAATGATTGGCGGTGCAGATCCGTATCAGATGCCTATTTTGGGCGGTGGATTACAAAACCCCAACAACCAAGAAGATTTACGGTGGCTTTTCTAAAGTTATGTCAAATCTCTTCACAAAGTTACTACTTATGGTAGATTGGCATTTTTATAAGAAACAATTCGGGAAGAAATTTCCGGTTTACATTAAAGAGGGCGTATGGCAGACGAATTTGTAGCAAAATTTATATCTACGTTACTGGCTTCTCGGGATCAGGCACATGTATTTCATCTACAAACCCGATCCTATGCTGTTCACAAGGCGTTGAACGAGTATTACGACGCTGTGGTAAACTTAATTGATGAATTTGTGGAAAGTTATCAGGGTCGATATGGTATCTTGACAGGTTTCAAACCGGCCACGTCGTTTATTGAAACTGAGTCATCCGAAGATATAGTCAAGTATTTCGTTGCACTTAATGATTTTGTGGATCGTTCCAGAGAAAGACTGCCAAATGACGGTTTTATTATGAATCAAGTTGATGAATTGTCACAACTTATCAACTCTACATTATATAAGTTGACATACCTTAGCTGAGATTTTTATGATTAGAATGGCGCGATTGATTGATATGCCTAGTTTCAATGGTGTGGAACTTGGAAAAGTAATGGCCGATGCGCGCTTACGAGCGTTTAAATCACCGGTTACCGAAAATTCTGGTGAAGAAGGTCAAGAACCACCTTCTTATATGAACGTGTCTAATTTGCAAGCTATGAAAGCCAACATTGAATACTTGTTGTCACATGTTACCGAAGAAACCGAAATAGGAAATTGGGCCGAAGATCATATTGCGGTTGCGGCACATGAACTTTCTCAGGTTGCTGACTACTTTCGCTCTAAGGAACAGGAGATAGACCGTGGCTCAAATCCTACTCAGTAATTTACTCAATGAGGGGTGCGGCTATTCCAAAATGGCACCTATACCACGAAGAGAATCCTCTAGTAATGACGATGATGTAGCTCCAGAAACCGGCGTAATGACTTCTGGTGCGGATACTATTCCCCGAGAAAAATCTGATAAGCTATTTAAAGCGTTTAAACTTGATAAAACCACGGTCGATCCCCATCAGTTTCATATGGGAGTCAATGTTGAACTTGAACACAACGATGTAACCCACGGCGACCTAAAGAAAATTGCGCTTATTGCATTAGCTCACCTTGCTGAAGATCCCGCATACTATACCAAGCTATCACAAGTTGAAGAAAATGACCGCATCGAGAATGATCCATGTTGGAAAGGGTATAAGATGGTAGGTCAAAAAGAGAAAAACGGCCGAGATGTGCCAAATTGTGTACCTGATGAATCTCGTATGCCGTTGATGGGAGATCTATTGGATGAAAGTAAGCCTGCCAAGGGTAAAAAGTGGAAGACGAATGGTGTATCTCACGGTCAAAAAGGTGTAAGAATCTCTCCAGGAACACCTCGCGGTGATGCTTATTGCGCTCGCTCGGCTGGAATCAAGGGTGATTGGAAAAATGACCCAAACAGTCCAAACCGTCTTAGCCGTAAGAAGTGGAAGTGCCGTGGCAAAAAGTCAATGAAGTAAAGGAGCATTATATGAGTTTAATTACACTGTTTTCTAGCGGTTCGTCTGGCACGGGGTCAGCGGTGGAGTTGTCATCTACGCGAAAGACCGATCTTGTCATTCAAGTTGCTCCGGGATCTTATACCAGTGTACAAATTTTTGGATCTGTTGCTGGTGTTGCTCCAGCGGCATTGCCTGGTTATAGCATTACGGGTAGCGTAACTTCTCCGACCATTACTACTTTCACGCCGGGAATGTATGTTATTCCCAATGCCGGTGGTCTTGTTGTTGAAGCTCGTGTAGCACTATCAGGTGGATCCGGATCTGTATTTGCAAAAGCACTGACTGGCTAATATATTATGGCTCCAAATAATCAAGGATTGTTTCCACGACTTCGTAAACTATTCTCACAAGGCGTAGTTGTACGACATGTTGGAGGCAAAAAACTCAAGGTCGCTGATACCGACTATATTCAGTCCTATTTGTCAAATGCATATAAAGACCGATATAGCCGTATTTTCAGTGCGTCCAGTATGGGAGGTAACAGCTTAAACAACCAGTATGGGTTGAATATGGCTTACCAGACCCAGCGTATCATGCTTTTCCGTGAGTATGATATTATGGATGGCGATCCCATCATTAATTCTGCACTCGACATCTATGCCGATGAATGCACATTGATGAATGAATATGACGAGATGTTGACTATTGAGTGTGATGACGAGAACATCAAGGAAATTCTTCACAATTTGTTCTATGATATCATTAACATTAATTTCAATTTATATCCGTGGGTTCGCAATCTTTGCAAGTATGGGGATCAATTTGTTTTCTTAGAAATTGCCGAAGAATACGGAATTATTAATGTTCAACCGCTTTCTGTGTATGATACCATTCGTGTAGAAGGTGAAGACCCAGAAAATCCCCGATACACCTATTTTCAAAGTGTGGGAATGACGGGTCAAAAAATGAAGTTTGAAAATTATGAAGTGGCACACTTTCGATTGATGAGCGATTCAAACTGGCTTCCATATGGTAAAGCCATGATTGAAGGCGCTCGTCGTGTTTGGAAGCAGCTTACGCTAATGGAAGATGCTATGTTAATTCATCGCATCATGCGTGCACCGGAAAAACGAGTTATCAAACTTGATATCGGTAACATTCCGCCGGCAGAAGTAGATGCGTATATGCAACGTATTGCCGATAAGATGAAGAAAGTGCCGTTTATGGATCCCCAGACCGGTGATTATAATCTTCGATACAACATCATGAACATTTTGGAAGATTTTTACATTCCAGTTCGTGGTGGTGATAGCGGCACAGACATCAGTAATCTAAGTGGTTTAGAATTTAACAGCATTGAAGATATTGAATATCTTCGTAATCGTATGATGGCTGGCCTCAAGATTCCAAAAGCCTTTTTGGGATACGATGAAAGTATTAATGGTAAACTCACTCTTGCTGCCGAAGATGTTCGTTTTGCTCGTACCATCGAGCGTATTCAGCGTATTATCGTAGCTGAACTTACAAAAATTGCTATTGTCCACTTGTACGCTCAGGGTTTTGAAGATGAAGAACTTGTAAGCTTTAATTTGAGACTCACCGTTCCTTCTACAATTTACGAACAAGAGAAGATTAATCTGTGGAAAGAAAAGGTACAGCTTGCATCAGATATTCAAAACCTTAAAATGTTGGGTTCTGATTGGGTATACAAGAATGTATTTAACTTTAGTGATCAGGAAATTCAGGCGCAACGTGATATGGTTGCCGAGGATGTCAAGCGTTCCTTCCGTTATGTGCAGCTTGAAAGTGGTGAAAGCGATCCTGAAAAATATGGATTTCCTCAAGATAAGCAGCCTGAGGCCCCGTCACTTGGTGGGGATTCAATGATGGGCGATGTGGGAGATCAGATGTCTTCACCTGTTGGTGAGGCCCGTATGGGTCGTCCTAAGACTGGACCTAGATACGGTCAAGACGCACACCCCCGAGGCCGAGATCCATTGGGATTTAAAGAGCGTTATAAAGTTATTCAAAGTTCTGAAAAGAAGCGAAAAAACCCCCGTAAAAGTCCACTTTCTTTGGAAATGAAGACTTCCATTGATCGAAAGCTGGGACGTTTATCGGTTTCGACCCCAAAGATTATTACCGAAAGCCACACTGACCCCGATGCGGGGACTTTTCTCGATTTGTCAAATATAAATAATGAGATTGTTGAAGAGTAAGTTGTATACTTATTGGGTGTGAGAAGAATATCGGGTCACTTATACCTGACACTCACGGAGCGATAATAAATGAGAGGAATCACCGTAAATCACAACAAGATCAAGAATACAGGCGTACTTTTTGAAATTCTGGTTCGTCAGATAACATCTGATATACTGGAGGGTCGCACTGATTCAGCAGCACTGAATATTTTAAAGAAATATTTTGGTGCCAATCGAGAACTTGGTAAAGAACTGCAACTTTATCAAGTCATATTCAATGCGCCGAATCTTAATGAATCGCGAGCATTGCAATATCTCAATATGATTATCAAGCAAAGAAAAAAGCTTGATGAACGAAAACTTGCCGCAGAAAAATATGAACTTATCAAGGAAATTAAGAATTATTATGACCTTGAAAAGTTTTTGTCATGCAAGATTCCTTCCTATAAGCTCTATGCGTCAATTTATAAGACGTTCATGGCCGAAGCAAAATTTGGCGGAGATGCCATTCTGAATATTCAGGATGTAGCGTCCGCTCGTTTTACTTTAATTGAACATCTTATTGGCACCGGTCGTAAGAATGCTAAGAAAGAAGAGTCGGCACTTCTTGAAGAATTCAAGAATCAAACAGAAGATCTACGCTTATTGACTTATAAGATTATGATCGACCGATTCAATGAAAAGTATCAAGATTTAAATGACAAACAAAAGTCACTTCTTCGAGAATATATTAATGATGTTTCTGGTAATAACACCTTAAAAAATTACATTGTTAAAGAAGTGCCGACTCTTCGCGATAGCATTCAACGAAAGAGCAATCGTCTAAATGACCGAGTTATGCAAATTAAAATCAACGAGGTTATTTCACAGCTTTCAAATATTGGAAAAAATCGCGGTATCAAAGATAACGAAATTACGGCTTTGATGATTGCATATCAGATTGAAAAGGAGCTCGACAATGAGTAATTCCGCATTAAAAAAGCTCATTCGTGAGCTCGTAGAAGAAGAATTGGCCGAGATTAGCACTTCTGCTAATGCCGGTCCCTACAATACGCCATTTGCTTTCCGTGGTAACAGTGCCGAGGGTAAGGCTAAGGCCCGGAAGAACGCCACACAAGCTGGTATGTTGGTGGTGAAGGGTAGGGAAGAGAAGGCCGACGATGCCGGTGAACAGTCGGTTGAAACTGTTCCGTTTGGTGAGAAAGGTGCTGGAGCACTGAAGAAGCCAAAGGCTGAACCGAAGCCAAAGATTGAAGAGTCTACTTCTATAGAAGATCGTATTAAGAATAAAGAAGAGCGACTTAGAAAATTAGAACAATCAAAGAGTAAAATGTGGCAAGGCAGTAAAAAATACGATGATACAATTAATACTATTAGAGTTCTAAAACAACAAATTGCCGATCTAAAGAGGGAAAAGTCTTCTTCGAAAACGGAAATTGAAGAGTCTACTTCTATAGAAGATCGTATTAAGAATAAAGAAGAGCGACTTAGAAAATTAGAACAATCAAAGAGTAAAATGTGGCAAGGCAGTAAAAAATACGATGATACAATTAATACTATTA